CAAGGAAACAAGGATAATCGTTAATTCGGATTGGATAAAAAAGCATTGCCTGTTCAAGTACAAGGATGATTACCTTGCAAAAAGTGATTATGGCGTGTTTATGAACCAATTAATGAGTTATTCGATAGCAGGCAAAAATAAGCATGATGACGTGCCAGACGCAATGGCGAACTTTGCATTATTCGTAGCGAACAAATATAGAATCAAGACAGCAATGATAGTGGCAAGCCCGTTTTAAGGAGTACGGCGATGAACAAAAGAAATCTTAAACTTGATAAGTACGGAATAAGCAGTAAACGGTACAAAGAATTGTGCGGATTCTGTGAGCAGTACCCCGAATGGAAAAAGCAAATCGGAAACGTATCATATCTTTCGGCTGTCCAGTATAAGCATACGCCGGGCAATCCAAACAGAGGTACTTCCGACACAACGGGCAACATGGCTGTGAAAATGGCGATATTTGATAATAATTGCAAGCTGATAGAAAAGGTTGCAAAACAGGCAGATAGCGAATTTTGGGAATTTCTTATCAAATCTGTGTGCTATGAGGTTCCCGTGACGTACCTGATAAGTTATGAGGGTATGCCGTTGGGGAAATCGGCTTTTTATGAACGGAGAAGGTACTTTTTTTACCTGTTAGATCGTGAAAAGCACTAAAAAGCGGAAAAATAGTACATATAGTAGCTATATAATGCGTATAACGGGAAACCGTAAAATGGTGAAAATACCATTTTACCATACAATTCTCATCCTTTTATACAAGCGGTTGGCGGTTAGTCAGCCGTTTTTTTATTGAGGTCGATAAGATGATAACAAATCAGATAGGGCGTTTGGAAATATTTACAGACGTGCCAAAGATAACAAAAGAAAACATCATACCGATTTTGCGACAGGCTCACATTGAGCATTTGCACAACGTAGAGCGTGAAACTTTCCTGTTGAGATATGAGGCTGGGGAACAGCCTTTACAACGCGTTAAAGAGGTTCGCCCTGAAATAGACGTAGAGGTTACAGATAACCTTGCTAACGAGGGTACGGAGTTCCATTTAGGTTATGAATGGGGCAATCCTATTACGTTTATTCAGGGTGGCGAGAATGACGGTGGAACTACAAGTGAAACAGATGCGCTTGCACTTTTGAATAAGTGGTATGCGGCTGAACGTATCAAATCAAAGACGCAGGTTTTAGGTCGCTTTGTAGAGATAACAGGATTAGGCTACACGTTTGTTTATGCCAAAAATAAGAATGATTGGGAGGAAGGCGATAGTCCTTTTGGGATTGAGGCGTTAGACCCCAGGTTTGCATTTGTTATCAAATCATCATATTACCCTGACCACAGATATATGGTTGGCGTGACATTCAGGACGGATAATAGCGGTAATTCATATTTTACCTGTTACACCAACGACAGGCGGTATGAGATAAAGAATATCGTCAAGTTTGTCAATGAGAATGGCGAAGAGGAAGATACAGACGAATGGGAAGAAAATACGGGAAATGGCGTTGCAAATCCGTTAGGGCTGATTCCTATAATCGAATGGCAGAGGGCTGCTGATAGAATGGGCGGTTTTGAACGCCAAATTCCCGAAATGGATAACCTTAATATCCTGATTTCGGATCTTACGAATGACGTAGATCAGAATACACAGGTGTTATGGCACGCCATAGACATAAATTTCCCTAAAGATGAAAGCGGCAATATCATTAAGCCTAAAAACGGGCAATGGATATTGTCACAATCTACAACGGACGGAAAGACACCTAAAGCTACACCGCTTGTGGTGCCTTATGACTATAACGGTATCCTTAACAATATCGTGACAAGACGGCAGTTGATTTTACAAAAGATGAACGTGCCACAGAGAAGCGATAATTTGAGTGGTGCAACAGGCGTGGCTATGGATGATGCTACGGGATGGAACGCCGCAGAGGTATCTGCCTCAAAGAAGGAAGAGTTTCAATCAGATTGCAAGATGCGTGAGGTCAAGGCGGTTCTGTCGGCTATCCGTTTAGCGTCTGCTGAAATGGTCGAAGCGGATAATCCTATAAGGGATTTGAAGTATTCTGAGGTTACCCCGAGCATTAAGCGGCAGAGAAACTTTGACCTTGCTACAAAGGCTAATTTCTTTGCTACGGCGGTATCGCATGGTATCCACGGTATGCACGCAATCAAAGCAATGAATCTCTTTGAAGATGCGAATGCCACATGGAACGATTCAAAAGATTTGATAGAAAAGTATCAATCATCATTATTTGAAAAAGAAGAATCGTCAAATCCTGTTGGCGGTGACGGTGAAAATCAGCCGGACAATGACAGAAGAATGACCGATTTATCAGATCAGGTCGGCAATTCTCCAAGATTGGATGTATAGCCTATGGATATAGATAACTTAAACAATCTTGAAACCGAAACGCGACAGGCAGAAGATAGAAAACCCATAGACATTGATACATATTTCGATGATATGGATTTGACTAAAGAGCAGATAGAGGAACGTAAAGAAGCGGCTAAAGATTTTAATGACTTTATGCTGTTTATCTTTGCGGTCATCCTTGCACAGCACCAATACGGCTATGTAGATTATGCGGCGTTGCAGGCTACGTTTTCAAATGGTTATCAGGATGAAATAAGCAAGTATATGGACGTAGACAGGAATTTACGCGGATATACAGAGGACTTCGCAGAAACAACCCTTGAAACAACAAAAGCGCATTTGGCAAGTGAATTAGTCGGTGTTGTGGGCATTCAGAGGACGTTGGAAGTATTAGGCGATAGTTATTACCTATCAGAAGCTAGAGCCGTTGAAACGGCTGTGAACATGGCTTTAGACGTTATTAATTACAAAGATTACGTTACGGCGATAGCAAGAGGATACAAACACAAAAAATGGATAGCGATACGCGACAAACACACGCGCAAGACGCATGGCAAGGCAGACGGGCAGATAGTTCCCATCGGTGAATATTTCCATGTTGGCAAAGCGTTGTTGGCATATCCGCATGATACTGTGACGAGCGGTAGCACCGGGGCAGACCATTTGGAAGAGATAATTTCATGTCGGTGTAGTTTCAGATATACAAGATAAGGTAAATACAGCAAGTATAGGGTAGCTCCCGAAAAGCGGTAATCGCTGACCGTCTTACTTGCTGTTTTTATATTTCAGCGGTTTACGAAAGCGAGGTAAACAATATGGAATTAGGACAGAGATTTGGTCGGCTTATTGTTTTGGAAGAAACAGATAGAACAAAAAGCGGAAAAAGACGTTTTCTTTGTAAATGTGATTGTGGAAATATCAAAGCAATCTGTATGAGTAATTTGGTTACTAAAAATACAACTTCATGTGGATGTTATCAAAACGAATGCAGAAAAAGCAATAGATTAAAACATGGTATGAGGCATACAAGACTTTGGCAAGAATGGTCAAGAATGAAATGGCGTACCGACAAAAGGTATCCTTATCATAAAGATTATTATGATAGAGGAATTGCTGTATGTGATGAATGGGAAAGTGATTTTACATCATTTGCAAAGTGGGCTTTATCTAATGGATATGATGATAGTTTAACCATAGATAGGATTGATAACAACGAAGGATACTCACCTGATAATTGTCGGTGGGTAAATATGACAATCCAAAACAGAAACAAAACAGATAATCTTTTCCTTGTTTATAAAGGAAAAAGAAAAACCGTTGCCGAATGGGCTGAAATAACAGGAATGAAATATATGACACTTTACTCTCGTATATTACGAGGTTGGAGTGTGGAAGAGGCGATAGAAAGACCAGCGCAAAGTGCATGAGGTCTTTTTTATATATGTCAAAGACAAGACGTTAAAACTCAACAGGGAAAGTTGTAAACGAGCAAACGTCAAGAGAAATGACGTAAAACAGAGCAACCGTTAGTGAATCGTATAAGCACAGAAAGCGAGGGCAAAAATGTTACAGAAAAAGATTTTGATTCCGATGAACCTACAGTTTTTCGCAGATGGAGAGGGTGACGGCAGTAACGCTGAAACCGTAACACCGCCTGATTCATCCACATCGCCTGAACCCGACAAGGACGGAGATAAAGGCGAGGGTGATGATAGTAAGAAATCAAAGGAAGTAGATGTGCAGGCACTCTTAAATGAGGTTGCTTCATTACGGAGGAAAGCTGATAAAGCCGCATCCGAGGCAAGCGAGTTTAAGAAAAAATACAAGGAAACCTTGTCGGAGAAAGAGCAATACGACATGGAGGCGGCAGAAGCTAAAGCAAAGCATGACGAAGAATTTGAGGCGCTTAAAGCAAAAGTCGCTATATCGGAATTAAAAGATCAGTTTGTTGCATTGGGCTACTCCGTTGAACAGGCTAACACGGCTGCTAAAGCACAGTATGAGAACGATGTGGAAACACTTCTCAAAGTACAACAGCAGTTTACGGCAGACAAGATAGAAGCAGAAAAGCAGAAAATCCTTGCTGAAATGCCACAGCCTAATATCGGTGCAGGCAACTCACAGACCTACACCAAAGAACAGTTTGAAAATATGTCCATGGCAGACAGGACAAAGTTACTACATGAGGACAGGGCGGAATACGACCGCCTCAATAATCTTTAAGGAGGTATAAAGATGGCTACAACTTTTTTATCAGACTTGATTGACCCCCAGGTTATCGCAGATTACATTGACAAGAAGCTGATTGATAATATCAGGCTTGCACCGCTTGCAAATATCAATACTGACCTTGTAGGTAACCCCGGCGATATTCTGACCGTTCCTAGCTTCAATTACAGTGGTGCCGCAACAATCGTGGCAGAGGGTGCAACAATCCCCGTATCAAAAATCACACAGAGTTCAACAACCGTTAAGGTACAGAAGATTGCTAAAGCTATCGCGTTCACAGATGAGGCGCAGATTTCAGGCTTTAACAATGACATTGCCCGTGTTGCAGGCGATCAGGTTGTTATGGGTATCAACGATAAGGTTGAGCAGTTACTTATTGCGGCTATGGCTTCAAAGGCAACTCTTACCCACACAATCGCAACTTCCACAAATGCGGCTGACGGCGTAGCAGATGCACTTGCAAAGTTTGGTGAAGATATGGACGGCGAAGGTGTTCTTGTAATACCGCCTACATTCTACTCCAGAATCCGCAAGGCAAACGGTTGGATACCCGGCACAGAGATGGCGGCACAGGCTATCATCAGAGGTACAATCGGCATGATTCATGGATTACAGATTGTTCCTATGAACAGGCTTGCTTCTGCTTCAACAGCTTACATTGTTAAGCCCGGTGCGCTTTCGCTCATTATGAAGCGTGATTCCATGGTTGAGTTTGACCGCAATACTCTGACACAGACAAATTACATCATCGGTTCAAAGATTTTCGCTCCTTACGTTTACGATACGAGCAAGATCGTAAAGGTAACCATTGCGTGAGGTTAGTTATGAGCATGATCAGTTTTTTTGGCGTGAAATATGTAGGAGAAGAGGCTAATGAGGGCAATAAAACGCTTTCAGAAGCCTCTGCTTCTGATACAAAGCCGTTGACATATACAAAGACCGATATAAACCGCATGAGCAAGGATAAACTTGTAGAAATAGCGGTTGAGAACGGTATAGAGGATGCGCACACAATGAGTGGAAATCTGTTAAAACAGGCACTCATTGAGAAGTTGGGAGTATAAGAGGTGTGATTATGGCATATGAGACAGAAACGGCATTAAGAGCAGAAATCATTGAAGAATTAAAAACTGAATTGTCTTTGCTTGGCGATGTTGTACCTGCCGATGCCGTAATAGAAATGAAAGTAAAAGATGCTATCAGAGAAGTCAAGCGCGAACGGGATTATCCCGAATACTACACGGATGCAATGATCCTGTCCGATTTGGAAAGGTTATATCCAAATATCAAGGCAAAGGCGGTTTACAAAGGCAATCTTATAGGGGCTGAATATCAAAGTTCATCTAATGAGAATGGCATATCCCGTGTTTGGGTGGAATATGAACGGCTTTCAAATGGCATAATTCCCATATCAAGGATTTCATAAGAAGATTGCGCATGGGGCGTTTGTCTTTTGGACAGGCGTTTCGTAGGGTATCGCCCTCGAAGGTGGTGGGAAAGGCGGTATTAAATGAGAACATTGAGAAAGAATATGCAAAAGTTAAGATATGCCTTGTATTCCGATAAATTGCCTGTTTACGAAACGGACAGCGAAGGAAATATCATCTATGACGTTATAGATGATGAAGAGGTTGCCCGTGTTGTTGATTATAAAAGCGGTTTCGGTGAATTGGTAGAATTTATGGCAAACATTGTATTTCAGGGCAGTTCGTCCGAAGCAGAAGTGTTTGGCGTTTCGATAGGGTCATATGATAGCAAGATGGTGTTGTCAAATGGCAAGATACCTGTTACGGAAACAAGCCTGATATTCAAGGAAAGCAATCCACAGTATGACAGTAGCGGTAATTTAAAAGAATCGTCCGCAGATTTCCGTGTTGTGAAGATTGCGGAAGGACTTACGGATACGGTTTACCTTTTACAAAGGATAGTACATAATGCGTGAGTTTAAAGTAGATTTGAGCGAAAGCGGAATAAATAAGCTGATAGACGATTTGAACGAATACAAGGACAGTTTAGACGATAAAGCAGAATTGTTTGTGCAAAAGCTACTTGATATTGGTATTACACGGGCTGAATCGGTTCCAGGTATATCGGGTACGTTTGGCACTCACAAGATGGAGAATTACGTTTACTACACCAAGGAATTTGAACAATCCATTGACGGATATGATGGGTTCATTGTTGGTGTGGGAATGGAGTTTGATGTTACGTGGGGAGCGCATGATGAGAAACATGGTTCTCTCAATGCCCTCAAAGCCCTTGAGTTCGGAACCGCAGGTCTTGCCTTACCACCTACTAATGTGTTTGGTGTCACAGGCGGCCAAGGAACCAATTCACAATACGGACATGCCAATGATACAGAGTGGTATTTCTTGGAACGTGATGCAAACGGTAAGGTTGTACGCCAGACAGCGACAGCTATTAAACCGACACGTCCAATGATGCAGGCCATGGAAGAAATGATTTCTCAAATGAATAAGATAGCAAAAGAGGTATTTTCACAATGAGCAGTAATGCGAAGTGGTTTCATGAGGTGGAAAGTAAGTATCGGTCTTATTTTATGACAAGGTTGCAAAAAGCCTTGCCGGATTATACTTTTAATTTCCCCATGGAAGAAATGAACAATACACCCACAGAATTTCCTACGGTGTTTTTCCATGAAATTTCACAGATAGAGACGGGCAACGATTTGGATAATAGCGGTATCAATGCCGTTATGGAAACTATTGAAGTGCAGGTCATAACTAATGACTCTCTATCGGAGAACAAAGATATAACAGCAACGGCAACGCTTTTAATGAAGCAGATGAGGTTTAATGCGGTGGCTTTACCCACTTATCTAAAAGAGGGTGAAAATATCCGCAGAAGTATTTCAAGATTTAGACGTGTCATCGGTTGTGATGATGAAGTCTTTTGATATAGCACTTTTAACGGACAGCTTACGGGCTGTCTTTTTTATTACAAGAAGGAGGTATAAAGATGGCAGTAGCAAGTATTGCAGGTCGTTCAACTTTGGGCGTTACTTTCAGCTATGGCGTAGAAACCACAGCAGGTACAAAGCCTAGCACTTTTTACAGGCTTGACAGAATAAATGCTATCGGTGGTATCACTATCAACCCGGCAACCATAGACGCATCGGCTCTGGAAGACGAGGTGACAAGGACGATCAAAGGTCGCGCCGATACAGGGGAGCAGGTTTCGATCACAATAAATTTCACCGATGAGACAGCGGATGAGTGGGAGGATGTAATATCCGAGTTCAAGGCTCTTACAGGTGGTAAGCAGATGTGGTTCCAGACAAAACAGCCACAGCTTACTAAAGGGTTTTTCTTCATTGGTGAAGTACCCGAAGAAATACCACAGCCTGAAATGGCACAGAACGGACTTCTTACCGTTGAAATGCCTATAACCATTGTTGAGTACAAGGGCTATGGCACAGCGGTAACCGTAACCGACAATCCTAATATAACAGGCGGTGGAAACTAATTGACCGAACAGATACAAAAGCATAGGGGCAGGCGTGTTGTCTGCCCCTTTTTTTATTAGCATAGGAGGGCAATGCTATGAAGAATATAACTATTGACGGAAAAGAATACACACTTGAATACACAATAGGCGCTTCGCTTTATGAAGAATGTATCACGTCTATTGTGGGTCTTATAGGCACCATTGCAATGGGGTCAGAAAACGAAAACACAAGAGAAGCAATGTTAGAGCAGGTCGCAATCATGGGCGGTTTACCCAAGGTAGCTGCAACCGTGTTTTATGCAGGCTTGTTAGAACATCATGGAACAGGAGAATATGCAGGCGAAACATCGGATATGACAATACCCGACAAGAAAGCCGTGTATTCACTATTTAGAAAATATAACGCAGAAAACAAAGAATCCGGCAAGGGTTCATGGATGGATATATTCAACCTATGTTTAGAGTGCATGGGCGATGATGATTTTTTCGGAATGATCGGTCTGGAAGAGATGATGCAGACACAGGGGATAGAAACAGTTACGCCGAAGAAAACAGCAAGGACAAAGAAAAAGGATGGCGAGAAATAGTATTTGATGATATTCTGCCAAATTCCCTTGTCATGGGTGTTGACTATAAACTGTTTTGGCATTTAAGCCCGAAAAAGTTGAAAGCGTTTAATAAGGCATATGAGATACGCGAAAGACAGCGTGACGTAAATATGCTCATACAAGCGTCATACATCCGTGAGGCGGTCACAATATCAATAGCCAATACATTTGGCAAACAACACATAGAGTGGCGTACAAAGACGTATACACAGGAATACGAAGAGGCGCACAGACCGACAGAGGAAATCGAATATGAAAACGGCATGGCGATAATGAAGAATTTAGAATTATCCATGAAAGTTTTCAATGAAACACATAAAGATAAAAAATAGCGTGAGGTGTCATCATGGCAGAGGGTAGCGTTGATAACCTGAAAATTAAGATAAATGCGGAATCGAAAAGCGCGAAAGATGAGATTGACAAACTGACTCAAAAACTTTTAACATTGAGCGGTGCCTTGAATGGGTTAAATTCACGCAATATTGACGTGTCAGGTGTTACATCAATGGCTACGGGTCTGTCCAACCTTAACTCTGCCATTTCCACCATGGACACGGGTAAACTCCGTGACGTAGTAAAATCTATAAAGGCAATAGCCGTATCTGGCAAAACATTGAGTTCATTAGGCAGAAACTTTGCCGTCATTCAACAGGGGGCAAGTAAATCTGCTGAATCTTTAAATAGTCTTTCGACTAAAAAATCCGTTGAAGAATTACAAGCTGAAAAATCAAAACTTGAAGAAGTTAGAGCGCAAGCTATGGCAACTAAAGAAACACTCCGGGATATGTTACCTGAAACATTGAACATACCCTCGGGTTTTTTTAGTGAGTTAGGGGATTTAGGTAAAGAGTTACGCGGCTTTATCGGTATTAAAAAAATGGTATCCGGCGGTTCAAGCGGTGAAGCGGAAATAGCGGATGCTATTCGTTGGAGCGGTGCAGGTAATATAGACCATATCGACAACGATTTAGAAGTATATCGTGCGTTGGGTGAAATTCTTCGTAACTTGTCACGTGAAATAACGGATTGTGATGAGAAGATAAAAGTGTTAGAAGCTGACTTGAAAGAAGCAGGCAACGAGTTAATGATCACGGATGATATGACATTTGATGGTGATGATTGGCTTGGGGATATTCCTATTCAGTTAGATAATGCTACGGAATCCGCACAACAGTTTTCAAATGTGGTATCTAATATTACCTCGGAAAATCCGTTCCAAGGCATTATAGACAGCCTAAAACAGTTCGGTGGGCTTACTATACCTACTGAAAGCATAGCAGGCGTTACACAGCTTACAAATGCCGTTATCAGGCTTAATAAGGTCGGAGAAAATCCCGGCATGGTGCTTTCAAGTATCGCTAATGGCTTAAAGGCTTTCAACGGCTTCAACGGTGCTTTACCCAATTTAGAGGGTATGGCTGAATTTGTAAAGGGCATTGGTAAACTGTCGGGGAAAAAGGTTCAAGCGTCTGTATCGTCATTCCCGGCATTAGCAAAGGGATTGCAACAGCTTCAGGAGTTGGCAGATATAAGATTGCCAAATGTTGAAAATATCACAAACTTTGCAAATGCGCTCAATCTGTTAGGGCGTAAAAAAGTACAAGACGCAACGAAAAACATACCGCAACTTACAAAAGCATTAAAGGAAATGATACAAACCTTGAACGCTTCGCCAAGTGCCATAAAGAACGCAGGTAATCTTGCAAACGGTTTGGCTAACCTTGCTAGTCAGGGTGGAAAGCTGAACACTATGACACGCAACATGGCAAGTAGCCGCAATGGAATGTCAAGGCTTGGCGGTATCTTTAACAGGCAGGCTAAAAGCGGTAGGGGTTTAGCGTCCGTCATTGGTAAAGTCTATGCTACATACTGGATGCTCTTTAGGGCGTTTGGACTTCTGAAAAAGTCTATTGATATTTCCGCAGACGTTACGGAAGTACAGAACGTAGTAGATAAGACATTCGGAGATTACAAAAATCTTGTTGAAGAAATGGCGAAAACGTCAATACCTGATTTTGGTATGTCAGAATTGACGGTAAAAGACGTTTCAAGCCGCTTTCAAGCCATGGGTAAGGCAATGGGTATCTACAATGCGCAGGTCAAAAGTGCGCATGAATACCTTGCTAAAAATAACGCCCTTTATAAAGGGTCTGGCAATGCCATGGCTGATATGTCCATTAACTTGACAAAGCTGACAGGTGATCTAGCTTCGTTCTATAACGTGGAACAGGACGTAGTATCAGAGAAGTTATCCTCTATATTCACGGGTCAGACACGTCCGTTACGTGCTTTTGGTATGGATTTGACAGAAGCAACGCTAAAAGAATGGGCGTTAAATAACGGCATGAACGCAAACATAAAAACCATGTCGCAGGCTGAAAAGACCATGTTGCGGTATCAATATGTTATGTCACGTTCAAAAGATATAATGGGTGACTTTGCAGACACGTCAAATTCGTGGGCTAATCAGGTGAGGATGCTCAAACAGAACTTCCAACAGTTGGGTACTGTTATCGGTTCTGGTCTTATACAAGCGTTGAAACCTGCTTTAAGGGGTATGAATAGCTTTTTGCAGAAGGTCATTTCCTTTGCACAGATGGTCGTAAATGCACTTGGAAAGATATTTGGGTGGAAACTTGAAATGTCAGCAGGCGCGATTAGTGATGATCTTGGTGTATCAGAAGATGCCGTGGGCGGTCTCGCTGATAATGCAGGCAACGCCGCTAATGGATTGGGTGACGCAGCCAAAAACGCAAAAGACTTAAAAGAACAGCTTATGAGTTTTGATAAGCTGAATGTCATTACCACACCTAAAGATAGTGCAGGAGGTGGCAATGGTGGCGGTGGCGGTGGTTCCGGGTCAGGCGGTGGCGGCGGTGGTACTGGTGCCGATTCGGGAGACGTTTCCGCAAAACTGAAAAGGACACAAGGTCTGTTTGAAAGCGAGATAGACAACCTTGAAGAGTTAGGGCAAGCCATAGCGGATGCATTGTCAAATGCTATGGAAAATATAGATTGGGATAAGATTTACGAAAAAGCCAGAGGCTTTGGAACGGGTCTTGCCGACTTTATGAACGGACTCTTCACGGGTACGTCAGGCGAGAGATTGTTCAAAAACTTGGGTTCCACGGTAGCAGGTGCGGTAAATACCGTATTCAATGCAGGTGATGCGTTTGCTAGTAAATTCAAGTTTGGTGCTTTTGGTAAAGCACTTGCAACAGGTATCAAGTCTTTCTTGAAAGATTGGGATGCAGGTCTTACGGGTAAAACATTCGGTAAGTTTGTAGGCGGTCTTGCTAATACGCTTTATGCCGTGGTATCCGATAAGGCAAATTGGGTGCTTTTAGGCACAAAGATTTCAGACGGCGTAAACGGTGCGCTAGAAGGACTTGACAAGGTCGATAAAACAACAGGTCTTACGGGTTGGGAGGCTTTAGGTGGTTCTATTGCAGAGTCACTAAACGGCATTGTAGATACTGTCACAGCGGCTTTAGGTAACATTAAATGGGATAAGCTGTTAAAAGGTATAGCAAAAGGTTTAAAGCAGTTCTTTAAGGATTTGGAAGTAGACACAATAATAGCACTTATCGGAACAGCCTTAATTGCCCGTAAAGCTAAAAAGTTAGCCACTGCAATAGGCGCAGAAATGGGGTCAAGCCTTGTTATTCCTGTATTAAAGTTAGTGATTGACAAAATCACTACCACACTTGCAGAGGGTGCGCTTGTAGCAATTACGGGTGGTTCTCTCAAAAATTGGATAGCAGGATTGTTAGGGGTAAGCACAAACGCATTGACGTTAGTTATGAAGAATGGCTTACCATGGATTGCATTAGCCATTACCATTGGTGCGGAAATGGAATATGAGCACCGTAAAAACCCAGAAGAAAATGAAAAATGGATGGCAGAACATTCCAATAGAGAAGAATCCATTAAGAAAGCTCAATCAACACCAACTACAAAAGCCGAAAAAGGCACTACTCCTTATGTTGACCCTTTGCAAAAAGCGGTTGATAGTTATGCGGAAGGTGCAGTTAAAGGTATAAAATTTCCCGAAATATCTAATTTGGATATTATTGATTGGCTGTTTCCACCTATTATTGCAGAGGGAGCAACAAAGAAAGGTGAACAGGCAGGAAAAAACGCTAAAGAGGGTGTAAAGACAGGAATAGGAAGTCAAAAAATCAATATTAGCGTTATTGTTGACCTTGCTAAAAAGGGTTGGAAATCCGTAAAAGCATGGGTAGAAGATAGGGCGCAATGGGGCAAGGACTTAAAAGAGAAACTTGTCAAAATTGGAAAATCCAAATGGAAAACCATTAAAGATTGGGTCGAAGACAAAGCACAATGGGGCGCGGAACTAAAGAAGAAAGCTGTAAACCTTGGCAGCTCAACTTTTGGCACCGTTAAAAAGTGGATTGAAAACGCGAAGCAATGGGGCGGTGAATTAAAAGAAAAAGCTGTTGGCTTGAAAAAGACATCCGCATGGAAAACGGTTAAAGGTTGGATTGAAGATGCAAAGCAATGGGGTACTGATTTAAAATCAAAAGCCGTAAGCCTTAAAACTTCTAAAGCATGGACAACGGTTAAAGGTTGGATTGAGAAAGCCTCACAATGGGGCAAAGAATTAAAAGATAAGCCAGTTGGGTTAAAGACTTCTTCTGGATGGTCTACCGTATCAGGGTGGATAACGACCCCTAGTAGATGGGGTTCAGCTATATCAAAAGCAATAGGTCTTAAGAAAGATGATTGGACTACGGTAGCTAAATGGGTTAAAGATTATCTTGGTGGTACTGTTGAAATCGGTATCAAACTTGTCAAGGGTTGGCTTGGGAATGGTGCCGATACATTTAAAAAATGGCTTGGAATAGGTAAAAAGGAAGATGGCGGTGTTTTCGTCAATGGCAAATGGCAGAATATAGCCAAATACGCACAGGGCGGTTTGCCGACTTCCGCACAGCTATTCATGGCCAGAGAAGCAGGACCCGAACTTGTAGGAACTATCGGAACACACACGGCGGTTATGAATAACGATCAGATTGTCGCAAGCGTAGCGTCAGGCGTTGCAACGGCGGTAGGTGAGTATATCACGCCGATACTTCGAGAAATGAATAGACAGGATAGATACCTGGCTGAAATCGCTTCAAAGGAGTTTGGTATAAATGGTGATGATGTATTTGCCGTAACCCGTAGCAAGGGCGCGGAGTACAGCAGGCGCACAGGACAACAGGCATTTGTATATTAAATGATTATGTGTTAAACTATCAGGTGGTGAGCCTAGCCCGACGGGGCGAAAGCAGGGATTCCGTACCTGTTGGCTCACTTTTTATTTACGGAGTTTACATACGGAGGTAAACAATATGGGAAAAGTAGTTATTTCTGACGGTAGGGATTTTAAAGGTGTATGGTTTCCTAAAGAGGTATGGTGCAATTCCAATCTATCTATGGTAGAAAAAGGGTTACTTGTTGAGATTAACAGTTTGTCGAAAAACGGAGAATGTTACGCAACTAATCAACATTTTGCTGACTTTTTGGGTATTTCAAAAAGTTCTGTATCAAAGCTAATACCAGATTTGGTAAAAAGGGGATACCTTCAATCGACATTGATATATAAAATAACCGAAAAAGGTAAAAAGCAAATTGATAAGCGTATATTGAAATTAACAGACCCGATAACATACACAAGCCAAATTGAAACATTATACCCTAGTGCAAATTTTGACATACCCTATTGCAAAAAAGGAAATACCCCTATTGCAAATAATGAAGAGAGAAGTAATACATTATTAAGTAATACATTTAAGGATAACAGTAATATAGATAATATAGAGCGTTCTTTTACAGAACGCAATAATGTTTTTTCTTGGAAATCATTTAAGGATTACAATAAATATATCAACAATGTCATTCCTGAAATGATAAAAGATATATGCTCTGAAAGAACATATGATATGCCAGCGGAAGAAATAACCGAAATGATATTATATTTCTTTGCATGGTATAACAGTTGTACGGGCGAGTATCATCCACCATACAAAAAAGATTTGTTAATGGAATGTATTGATAACTGGATGGTATTTAGTGATTACGTTGATAGTGATACTATTAAGGGCATGATAGAGGTATTCTTTGAACATGACAATATCGAAGGAAAAAATTTAAGGGTATTTTCAGACCCCAATATGTTACCTTGGCTAAATGCAGAATTAACACTTCAATATAATCAAATGTATTATTAAAAGCACCTTTTGGGGTGCTTTTTTTGATGGAGATAATGATATGGCTTACAACGGAACATTGATTACATTAGGCGGTACAAAGTTTCCGTCAAAATGGATATATGCGGATTCGTATTCGGTCACGCCACATACATTAGATTTGGATTCCACAAGGACAACAAAGGGCGAGTTACAGAGAAATGTTGTATCCCATAAATCGGTGACGGTGACATTTCAGACCGTGCCTATGAAATTGTCAGAGTATGAAGAAATGTGGGCGTTTATCCGTAGCAAGTATACCGTGGCGAAAGAGAAGAAGTTGCGCCTTGGATATTATAACTTTGAAACGGGCAATATCGAAACAACGGATGCGTATATCCCGGATGTAGAACACAATCCGTACTGGATAAAGAACAGTAAGGGAATAATGAACGGCTCAACACTTGAATTTATAGGGTATTAAATATGATTACAGTATCAGATGCCTTTAAACAGGCGTGGTTAAATGGAAATCAAAAATTCATATTGTTGTCATTCTCGGATGGAACCACGATAGATGATGACGGGATAGTGTTAGAGAGTTTTTCGCTTGAACAGGCTCTATGCACAGAAGATCAGTTGTGTTTTGGGCTTACATCATCGGCGTGTTGCAAGGTTCAGATATTCAATACGGGCAAACAGTACAAAGGGCTGACAATGACAGTTAGCATGGCGGCTGTGGATGAAGAAGAACAGTATTATATCCAAAACCTCGGAACGTACAAGGTTGATAGTGATGTGAGGTCGGATGATAGGGCATATAGGACTCTGACGGCGTATGATGCGTTGTATGACGTTCTGAATACAAACTATGCGGAATGGTACAACTCATACTTTGACAGCCACGGAACGCCCTCTATGGTGCATTTTAGAAATGCGTTTTTTGAACACATAGGGATAGAACAGGAAACGGCAACGCTTGAACAGGACAACCTTGTTTTGAGGAAGAAAAGCGGCGTTACCTCTTTGTCGGGAGCGGATATAATTTTAGGCATTTGCGAGACTTCCGCAACATTCGGATTTCTCAATTATGATGGCAGGTTTCAGTATGTGGAAATATCCGATAGGAGCAGGTCATCCCCGGCAGATGATTTGTACCCGTCCAATTCGTTGTATCCGTCAGAGGGCGCGGATATGGTATTGGATGGTAATACTGTTGAGGGTGCGCCGATATTGGGCGGTCTTGTCTATTCGGATTATTTCACGCATAAGATAACGGGCGCACGTTTTGAATACACAGAGAATACGCCAGAGGTTAGCGCAGGCACGTCAAACAATGTCTATCAGTTTAGAGATAGCGTTTTGATGTACGGACAGACAACTTCATCTTTGCAGGGCATTTGTTCATCATTTGTTGAAATGGTTAAGGGGTTCTTTTATAATCCCACAAAGGTTACGGCAAGGGCAAGGGTATGGGCGCAAGTTGGCGATTTGGTTCGTGCAACGTCTGAAAATGATTCGGTACTGTTTCCTATAATGAAGCGGTCTATGAGCGGTATAACGGCTCTGTATGACACGTATGAGGCACAAGGCACAGAATACTACACCTATTCGGTCAACAGCTATGAAGCAAGGCAGGTGGAACAGGAAACAAAATCATCCGAGGTTGAAAGCTATGTAGGCGAGGTTGAGGAAAGAGTAGAAGAAATAAGCAAGGAATGGCGCAACTCTGTAAGCGCAGCTATTGACGTTTGGGATGAAACAAACGAGAACATAGACGAATACGGATTTGGTGACCCGACAACAGGTGATAGGGTCGTAGATTGGGATGATTCTTTAGTTGAGTGGGATATTGAGGGCGAAGGCTTGCCACCCGATACATCAAACTACACGGAAGATGACCTTTACATGGGGTATTTGGATACTACCACGGGTTTTGTATATCGCCTTTATCGGATAGCCCCTAACGCAGATACTTTTGTATGGACTAAAGTTTATACAGCCACAGGCGTTGAAACAGAATATGACCCTTCGGATGTAGGTAAGAAATATCTTGACGAGGAAACGGGCAAGGTATACTTCCTTGAAAGCTATACGGATGATAATGTCACGCGTTACAGATGGGTTTATTCAAAAACGCTAGGCACAACAAAGGCAATGTTGCAGACGCAGATAACGCAGACGGCAGATGCGATAACTCTTGAAGCGTCACGGGCTATTTCGTCTGAAAATACTTTGAGAGCGAGTATTGAAGTCAACGCAAACGCCATAACACAGAGGGTTGTTAAGGGTGATGTGGTATCCGAGATAAATCAATCGGCTGATACTATTTCACTCACGGCAGGTCGCTTGCTGATAACGACAGGGAATTTTCAGTTAGACGCAAGCGGAAATGCCACAGCTACGAATTTTATAGCAAAAAGCAAATTGACTATTCAGACAGGGAGTAGCGAGGCTTGGCTTGAAGCAACAAATTATGGTGGTAACAATGGCTATATTTCATTAAAGAAATCATCTTCTGAATATGGGTCAATGATATTAAACGTATTGCAGGCTAATTACTTGTATGTAGCAGGCGTACAGATAAGTGCTTCGTCTTTTGTTTTATCGTCACATTTGGCAGATCAGACGCTCAATATTAACGCTGCGAGCTTAAAAGTCAAAGATAAGAGCGTATTAACAAGCCACCAATCGTTGAATGGGTATGTTAATAGCGTTGAACAAGAATCATGGGGCAACACTTGGTCTACATGGAGTAACCATACAATAGTTAAATCCGCAACAAAGAGCGGTAAGACAATAACAGTAACCAATGTAACGGTCAATGTATCATCCGACAAGCGATTAAAGAAAGATATTAAATCTCTTGACGATTTCACAGCCGTTTATATGCGTCTTGAACCGATACGGTATAAATACCATGACGATTTAGGGTTTGAGGATAGAGGTATTCACTTTGGATTTATCGCACAGGATTTCAAGCGTATATGTGACGAAGAGGGCGTAGATTTATCAAATAACGAATATGCTATCTGGCACACAAGAGAAGCAGACGCTTTAGGGCATGAGGATAAATATGTCAAGGATGATGCATTACAAGAGTTTATCTTGGATGAGTTCCACGCCTTGCATATCCAAATGATACAGAAGCAACAGCGACAGATAGAGGAACAGGGTAGGGAAATAGATGCCCTGAAATCAGAAGTAGCAGAGTTAAAGGCAATGTTAAAGGAGGTATTGAATGTTGGCGAACAGAAGTAATTCAATGAATTTTACGGCGGTGTCGGAGTTGGAAGGTGATAGCATAGCGTCTTTCAATGCTTCGTATAACGGCAATACAAAGATGCTGATTTTCTCAAAGACAATCAACAACTTGGACGTTTACAAGTTGCACACAGACGTTGTAGAGGCAGATTATTCACAGTTTCAGGAAGAAGTCATAGAGGCTGTCGGTTAAGGAGGTGCGCCATGGGGCATTTAACAGGAGTTGTGGGAGATACACCAAAGGTATTTGACGTTGTAAACGTGGGATATGGCGCAATCATTAGCCTCTTAACATTGGCTTTTGGCGAACATTGGATATTGTTCGCAGGTTTCCTTGTGTTGGAGATTTTGGATTGGATAACGGGCAACTACAAAGCACGGGTGCTTCACAAAGAATCATCCGTTAAGGGCGCGGCAGGCGCAATGAAGAAAGTATGGCAATTAGTTGTTATCGGAATAGCCTTTTATGTGTCATTCTCATTTATGGATATGGGTAAACTTATCGGCGTTGATCTGCATTTTGTAACGCTTTTCGGATGGCTTACCCTTGCTATGTATATCGTAAATGAATTGCGCAGTATCCTTGAAAATTTGGTTGAGATAGGCGTTGACGTGCCAGAGTTTCTTATCAAGGGATTGGACGTTACAAAAAAACTCATGGATATAAAATCTGAAAGTGAGGAACCGAAAAATGGATATGAAGAAGTTGCACCCGAGGTTGAGGAAGTTGACGAATGAACTTGTTACCGCTTGCGAAAGAAAAGGTATCCCGATAAAGATTACACAGGGCTATCGGTCAAAAGCCGAACAGGACGCTTTATATGCGAAAGGACGAACAAAGCCCGGCAATAGAGTCACAAATGCCCGTGGTGGTTATTCCATGCACAATTGGGGCATCGCTATCGACTTTTGCCGCGCTGATGGCAAAGGTGCCTATGATGATTCGGACGGGTTCTTTTCAAAGGTCGGTAAGGTCGGCAAGTCATTAGGCTTGGAATGGGGTGGAGATTGGAAGTCTATAAAAGATAAACCGCATTTCCAATTGCCTGATTGGGGTAGCACAACCGAAAAGCTACGGACTAAATACGGCACATATGAAAAGTTTGTAAAAACCTGGGGCGATAGCAAGCCAGTTACAAATAAAACTACTACATCGGTTAAGAGGGCGGAGGATGTTAGTATGACTACTATAAAAAAAGGTTCAAAGGGTAAGGCGGTCAAGATTTGGCAGGTCATTGTAGGCACAACGGTTGATGGTAGTTTCGGTGATAGTACCGTGGCAAAAACAAAAGCTTTTCAGAAAAAGCACAAACTGACAGCCGATGGCGTTGTAGGTGACAAAACATGGAAGGCAGGTCTTGAAAGTATATAATGGATTACGAATACACAGTTGAAGTATATGCGATTACTGTTGAAGATGGATACCGAACGATTGAAAGTATCCCGACAGAATACAGAGAGGACGTTGTGAAACTGTTGGCACAACGCAAATGGGAAAGAGAACAGGGGTTAAGGCGGTAGCGTTTGGCTATCGCCTTTTTCGTGTAAATCATAAGGAAGGAGGTTAGGGATGGCTTATTCAAAGGTCTTTTCCCGTAGGAATTGGGAAAATGAACCGTCAACGGCTACACCGCTGAATGAGACTAATCTAAATGTCGGTGACAATGCCTTGAATATTATTGATGATCGTGTCGTTGCGTTAGATGCCAGAGCGACAGCCCTTGAAGGGTACGAGCCTAGGGTTATCGAATATGCGCAACAGGCAGAAACGTCAAAGCTAAATTCAGAGGCTTACGCTGTCGGCAAACGGGATGGCGTAGACGTAACAAGCGGTGATCCGACTTATCATAATAACAGTAAATACTATTCTGAACAGGCAGGCGCAAGTGCTACAACGTCTACCACAAACAAATTGAATGCTGAAGCATATGCTGTGGGGCAGAGGAATGGCGTAGACGTGACTAGCGGTGATGTGGCTTATCACAACAACGCCAAATATTACTCTGAACAGGCAAGCGCAAGCGCCACCTCATCAGATAGTCGCGCGGAAGATTCCGAGGCTTGGGCGGTAGGTAAAAGAGACGGAACTGACGTAGGCAGTTCGGATGCGACATACCACAACAACAGCAAGTATTATTCAGAACAATCCGCTTCACAGGTGGCTAATTCCGAAGCATGGGCGAATGGACAGCGCAACGGCGTTGATGTTGGGTCTAGTGACCCGGCATACCACAACAACTCAAAGTATTTCAAAGAGATAGCAGATACACGGGCAACGGCTTCTGACGCAAGCGCAACCGAAGCTGAAAGCTATGCTCACGGCGGTACAAATTCCCGACAGGGTGAAGATACCGACAACGCAAACTATTACAGAGGTTTGGCGCAAACGTCTGCTACAAATGCTTCGACTTCCGAAAGCAATTCCGAGGCGTGGGCTGTCGGTCAACGTGGCGGTGTGGATGTTCAACAAACGGATGATACATACCATAACAATGCGAAGTATTATTCGGAATTGGCACATACCTCTGAACAAAATGCCGCGACTTCCGAACAGAACGCCTTGACAAGTGAAACAAATGCGGATGAACGGGCAGAGGATAGCGAGGCGTGGGCTGTCGGCAAGCGTAAAGGCGTTGACGTTCCAAGTACAGATGAAACATACAGAAACAACGCTAAATTTTGGGCTGAACAGGCAGAGGCTTCTTCACATATTGGCGTTATGGAAGGTGCCACGGACAGCACAAGCGGCAAATCGGGTCTTGTGCCACAGCCGTTAGCAGGTGACAACAAAAAAGCCTTGTTCGGGGATGGTACGTTTAAACTTGTCGAAGGTATGACGTGGGTATCCTACATTGTTGAGGGTGCAACAGAATTTTCGGCAGGTTGGTTATCCGCTACAAACGGCGGTACAGCGTTTACACCGAACACGCAAGATATGTACCGTGTGAAAACAGAGGGTGATTACTACAATAAGATTTATTCGTGGAACGGCACCGCTTATGAACTTGTGTCGGGCGGTATGAGTGACGTTGAGGATGTTGTAGAAGATTTGTTCCTTGCATTGTCAAACGGACGTATCGTTGACATTCTCTGTGCGGATGATGGCACGGAAATCATTACCGATACAGGCGATAACATATGTGCAACTTCCGACACATTGAGCGCAGACGTAATTAAGTATTTCACTTGCGCATATTACACAGGACGGGCATTGATGGGCGAAAGCCTTATTTCAATAGCACATGATATAGATAACAATATTTTAACCGCTAATCTGAACACGGGGGGGCAGTAATAACGGCAACCCCAACGGGTGATGAGATTATGGCAACCACAGAAAGGAGGCACCAATGGGAAAGAGTGTGATAGCGGATTTGCCTGTCGTGCAGAGCGTTGAAGCAACTGATCTTGTGATAGTTGAAACAGACGATGGCACAAAACAAACTACCGTAGGTGGTTTACAGGAGGCATTTGAAACTATTGCAACGGCTTCAAAATCGGGTCACGTTGTGACGATTACTATTACAGATATTAACGGCACAACAACAGAAACCATAACAGAGCCGACAATCACAGTTTCAGAAAAACAGAACGGGCAATATACAATGACGGTCACGGATAGTTCTGGCACCGTAACCCGTACCATTGTAGATGGTATGTCACCTAGTGCAAGGATTGTAGATAATGGGGATGGCACTTCTACAATTACAATTACCGATATTTCAGGAACAACAACACAGACAGTTATAAACAGCGTGACAGTTGACAGCGCACCCACAAGCGGTAGCAACAATCCTGTTTCATCGGGTGGCGTTTATACGGCTTTGCAAGGCAAACAGAATACGCTTGCGTTTGACAGTACACCTACTGCAAACAGCACAAATCCCGTGACAAGCGGCGGTGTAAAAAATGCTTTGGATGGCAAGGTAAACACATCAGATACAATAGCCCTTGCTAAAGGCGGCACAGGAGCGACAGACGCAAGCGGAGCGCGAACCAATCTGGGATTAGGGAATGTCGGGAACTTCAAAGCGGTATCGACAGAGGCGAGTCAGGGGCTAACCTCCACGGAGCAGAGTAACGCGCGAAGCAATCTTGGGTTAGGAACAGCAGCGACAAAATCATCGACAACAAGTATATCTAGTGGCGGTTCAGGCTTGCCGACTTCAGGAACAGTATATAACTATACAAGACCTGTTATTGTAACATCGGATGATACTACTCCGCCATCTGATACTAGAGCACTTTGGGTTTACCCTGCATAAGGAGGATTGCTTATGGCAGCTTTAATATATGACTCAACGAGTCAGGCATTTAAAGAGGCAGGCGGTGCAAAAGTTTATTCAAGTGGCGATAGTGCTTTTGTAGACGCAGGCGGTAAAGTGTGGAATGGTAGCGAGTGGGTTGATGCGCTTGGAGGAAGTTCAAATTATGAAGTTACTCCCTTTGCACCAGCAGGTAATGATGCAACCGTATTACTTGATGGATATATTGGGTATGATAAGGCAGTATTTTTACCGACTGGTCAGGAAGCTGGAGTGATGTTTAGTGGAAGAGCTAAAATAGCAAATGTTACATTTTATGTAGGAAGTGCTCACGGAGAAGGTTATAATATAAACTATCGCGTATACATTACTACAGACGGAAATACTTGGACTCAATATGAGAGTTTCGACCAAGCGCTTAGTCCTGATTATGTAACACAATATCCTCATTCATGTAATATAAATAGCAAAATAAGAGGATTCAAGATAAAAAATAATTACACTAACTCATCCCAGTCAGGTGCAGGTACAACAAGGAATACCAGACTTTCGGAAATCACATACACGACATACTAAAGAATAGCCTTTACGGATTATTTAGTGAAATATATTTTTCATAATAAGAAAGGATCAACCCCATGGAAAACCTCAATCCCGAACAAATCAAAGTATTCTCTAACGGTGAATGGGTACAGGCTAAAGAACTTATTATCAAAGATAACCGCCTGATTATCACTCTTGTTGATGGTCAGGTATTCGAGTACGACATTGATAAAGTAATTGATTCAGAAAAGGAGGACTAACAATATGAACACACAGAAAATTAAATTCAACAACAAAGAAATCGAAGTACAGGGTTGCTATGTCGTATAATGTACCACCTGATAGGAGGTGGATCGTATATATACATAGCCTTCCTACTGAAATTTCTGGTCATGAGAATCCTATGCGTTATGTCGGTATTACTTCGCAATCCGTAAACAAAAGATGGCAGAATGGAATTGGATATTATCAAAATCAACATTTTACCAACGCAATAAAAAAATACGGATGGGATAATTTTGAACATACGATTATGCATCAAAATTTATCATTCCCAGAAGCTGTCATGTATGAAAAATATTATATACAACTATGTAGAAGTTATGATAGAGATTTTGGATACAATCATAGTTTAGGGGGCGAAGGCATGGCAGGAATAAAACTTAGTGATGAGCAAAAGCAAAGGATGTCAGAAATGAGAAGAGGTGGAAATTCCCCTTCAGCTGTTCATACATATCAGTTCGATTTATTGTTCAATTATGTAAATGATTACGAGTGTATTTTGGATGCGTCTAAAGCATTGGGGAAGCCCAACCAAAATAGTATAAGATATTCCATGGGGCATAATGGTATTGCATATAACTATATATGGTGCGGTGAAGATGATGTAGAAAAAAATGAGCAAGGAGATATTTTCATAAAAAATATTCACACCCGATTTGGTAATACAAGACATAAAATAGTATATATTTTTAATACTAAAGGTGAATATTTATTGTGTTGTTTAGGAGTTAGAACGGCAGGTGAATTAACCAATTGTAAATCTGTTACCGTAAAAAGAGCTGCTAAAAGTAAACACATTTCAAAAAATGGCTATATTTATAGATATAAAGATGGCGTGATAATAGACAATAATAAAATAATTTTAAAGGAGGATCTAGAAAATGAATAATTCAAAGATCAGATTTGTTGTAAATGGGGAAACAAAAGAAATAGAAGTAATAAGTGTGTATCCTTATTTGATTAACAAACAGACAGCACAAGTAGTCCTTCGTATGACAGTAAACGAGGCAGACGCTTCATATGATGATATTTATTCTCTTAAATCTTGCACGGGAACAATCGAGCAGTTTGAAAGAAGTATTACTAATGATTCTGAAACAGGTGATGTGGTAGTAGGTGAATGGGAAAAGGTGAATGTCTTTGAGGGATATAATAGCGGTGACATTGTTATTGGTTATCAGAATGGACAGTACAGCGCAGACCTTACTAGATTAAGCAAATATGAGCGAATGATTGAGCAAAATACTGCTGATATCCAGTACATCGCTGCTATGTCAGATATTCCCTTGGAGTAAAGCCTATGAGTGCTTTAGTATGGGATAGCACTAATAGTGCATGGAAAGAAGCTGAAACCCCGATGGTGTATGATGCTATCGGGGGGGGTGGAACGACTCGGTAGGTAAGGTTTGGGATAGCACAGAGGGTGCTTGGAAGGATGCTTGGGGTGAAAAAGACCCATATGTGTATAATCGTGGTGATGAGTGTACTGGGATTAGTGGTGGGTGGAATATGGGATATAATACCCCCTGCTACTTATTAAATGAAACTAACCCTTATAAATGTGCATATATGCAAACTGCGAAAAGTATAAACTTTTCTAAATATAAAAAATTTATATTAAAATATACTATGAGCAGGTTATCCGGACAATATGGAAATCCATGCACTATTGCTATTGGCGATTGTTTGAATACATATAGCTACGAACGTTTAGGGTACTCTATTCCATTGGGCAGCAATCTTACGTATGAAGCAGATATATCAGAAATCAACACAACTGCACCACTTACCATCATGCTGTCTCAAAATTATAATACTCATGGTGGGGATACAGCTAAAAATGCGGACAACTTATATATAATGGATTCATTATTAGGTCAGTCTACTGCATTATATGTATATGAGATACAGTTAATAAGTAATTAAAGCCACAACAATTTATGCATAATAGAAAGGAGTAACCCCACACCGAACCTCATCCCCGAACAAATCATAGTTTTTAAGTTTTGATGTTTTTGATTCATTAAAGGAGGTCTAGTTATGAACGATAACAAAATTTATTTATTAGCAAAGAAATATTACCCTGTTTATTGGGATAGGGCTAGGATTGATGCTTTGCATAATGCAGGCAAACTTACCGATGATGAGTATTATGATATTGTTGGTGTAGATTGACGTTTAAATATTTTGTTGTTTGTGGTATAATCCTATGTAAATGAAAGGAGATATGCCATGGAGGAATTGAAAAAGGAAGAGATGCCAGAGAACATATCATACGTTGCCTATGAAAGTGCAATAGCACGGGCAGAAAAAAGGTATTACAATCTTTTGAAAGTATTGGTGACTGTGATAGTATTGTATGTATTGACTGTTGTTGTAGCAGGTGGAGCATTCTTTTGGTATTTAACACTTCCTGTTGATGAGGTTAGCGATACAGTAACACAAGATACTGATAGCGGTGGAAATAATAGTAGTCAGATTATAGGTGGTGATTATCATGGCTCGACAGACAATAACAAGGAAAGTAATACATCGGGCAAGTCCAGTACGGAGGCGCAGTAATACTTCAAGAAGAAGGGCAAGACGCAGATGATGCGGTTTAATATTCCACGATCAGAAGTAGAACATCTGATTGATGAGTGGTGTTGTGACGAGAAATACCGACAAATTCTAAAACGGAGATTTCTTGATAATGTCAAGTTTGAACCGCTTGCGGAAGAGTTTGATATGTCGGTGCGTCAGATAAAGAATATAGTGTATAAAGAGGGAGATGCGGTTTTACTTCATCTTCCTTTTTGATTGTGGGGCTATCGTGTAATGCGGTAGCCTCTTTTTTTTGTGCCTAAAATCTGCACGGAAGTTGCACATTGCTTTCATTCTAACTTTTATCCACGTTCTTTAGAATGGTAAGCATAGGAGGGCGATATATGACCGAATATGTAAACCGACTAATGAAATGTGGATATTCAGCGGACAGGGCATACATGGTATGCCAGGATTTTGCGCGCAATTTGCCGTTTATAGAATTGGAGAATTTTGTAGCAAGCAAGGAAAGCGATTATGTGGATAGAGTGCAACCTAAATCCCAAAAACAAACGTGTAGGCGATTGTGTCATACGGGCAATTGCAAAGAACATGGGTGTATCGTGGGAAAATGTATATGTTGATGTTTTTTGCAAGGGGTATGATTTGCGCGATATGCCTTCTGCTAATCATGTTTGGGATGCGTATCTTAAAGAATATGGATTTAAGAGATATACGATTTCAAATACTTGTCCTGATTGTTATACAATCAAGGATTTCGCTTATGACAACCCCAAAGGCAAATACATAGTTGCAACAGGTTCTCATGTTGTGGCTGTAGAGAATGGCGATTATTTTGATACTTGGGATTCAGGGGATGAAGTACCCATTTATTATTATGTCCGAGAAAGCGAGGTTTAAAAATGGCGTATTATGGCAACAGTTATCCCGGAACATATCAGCAAATGACAGTTCCGCAATGGCAACAAATGTCACAACAAATGACACAGCCAATACAGGCACCGCAAATGACACAGCCTATGATAAACAACACGATTGTTTGGGTGAAGTCGCAGAAAGAAGCGGAAGATTATCTTGTTGCGCCTAACAACAGCATGGTTTTCATGGATGAGGCTATGACGCATCTATACATGAAGTCGGCAGACCAATTCGGCAGACCGACTTTTTCATCAAAGCGACTTACAGACGATACGCCACAAGTTGTTGTAGATGCGCCAGAACCGCTTGAACAGTTGGATACCGACAAATATATGACCAAAGATGAGTTTAAAGCGTGGGTGGACGATACGCTTGAAAAACGGCTATCTGAATTGAAACAGGTACGACAAAATCAGCGCAACAACAAACAGACAGAAAAGAGGTCGGGCAATGAATAATTTTCGTTTCAATCCGCAAGAATTTGGACAGATGATGAATAACCCCGTACAGTTCCTTATGAGTAAAGGGTTAAACGTACCACAGAATTTAGCAAACGATCCTAAAGCTATAATGCAACACTTTATGAACTCGGGGCGGATGAACCAAAACACATATAATTATCTTGACAGTTTCCGCAGACAGTTTGAAAGCAGGATGAACAAAAGATAAACAGATACAAACCATGCGCAAGGTAAGTATAAAGTAACTTTAAACCCGGCTATCCGATGTTCCCGACATTTATATCGGGAAGATGGGTGGATGGTCGCTAACCACAAATAGTTACGTGGTAGAAAGGAGCATATCATGGCTTTAGAAAATGGGTCGGATATGGTTATGCCTGTCGCACCTATGTATGGCGGTGGATATGGCAACGGCGGTTTCGGATTTGGTGGAGATTGCGGTTATTGGCTTATTCTCTTCCTTTTTGCGATGATGGGCAACGGTTTCGGCGGTTGGGGCGGTGGCTTCAACGGTATAGGTGGAATGGTAGACGGTATCTTACCGTATTTCTATAACACACAGACACAGAATGATGTAAACCGTGGCTTTGACAATGCAGGTATTTCAAATCAGCTTTCAGGCATACAGAGTGCTATTACTAGCGGATTTGGTGATACTGCTCTTGGAATTGCAGGCGTAAATCAGAATATCTGCTCAACAGGGGCAGGCATTACCTCTGCAATCAACAACGGCTTTGCACAGGCTGAAATAGCAGAAAACGCTAGACAGGTTGCTAATATGCAACAGGCATTTGCTTCACAGACGGCTATGACGCAGGGCTTAAATGCTATATCCTCACAGTTTGCTGATTGCTGCTGCGAGAATAGATTAGCAAACTGCCAGACACAGAACATCATTCAAAATGAGGGCAATGCTACAAGGTTTGCGGATGCAAATAACACCCGTGATCTGCTTACGGCGTTCAACTCCGGCATTCAGTCATTAAGAGATCAGCTTTGCGATTATCGTAACGAGCAGAAAGATGATACCATTGCACAGCTTCGTTCTGAACTTATGTACGCAAGAGGGCAGGCTTCGCAGGACGTACAGACCGCCGCAATCCAGGCAGGACAGAGAGCGTTAGCAAACGAGGTGGAACAGTATGTGAATCCTACTCCCATCCCGGCATACATGGTAACTAACCCCAATTGTTGCGCTAACCCTTGTGGGTGCAGTGGCGCATTTTAAGAGGGGGTGAACGCTATGTCTGCTGAATACTCTGCAAATCTCGCACAAACTGTGCCTGTAAACGGTAGCGTTATCTTTACAGAGTCTCCCGTGCCTTGCACAAGAGGACTCATATATCACAGAGACGATTCAGGTCTTTTTAGGCTTGCAAACAGATATTTCCGTCAGAACTTTACGCAATGTTGGAAACGCAACTCAAATTATGAGGTGGCTTTCCACGCTAATATTGCCATACCTACTGACCCGGCAGGTACAGTAGAGCCGATAAGCCTTGCGCTTGCGGTTGACGGAGAAATTGACCCCTCTAGCATTATGACTATCACACCCACGGCGGTAGGTGATTTTGGTAATGTTGGAGCGGATATTATTGTAACAGTACCGTGGATATGCTCATGCACAAGTGTTTCCGTTCGGAACGTAAGCACACAGCCTATAACGGTACAGAACGCGAATATTGTGTTTGATGCCTAAAGGGGGTGAATGTGATGCACGCAATGAATGAGATTAGAAATGTTCTTGAAAAGGAACTCGATAAGATAGCTGATAAGGGTTCGATAAATGAAACCGATCTCGGACACATAGACAAGCTGACACACAGCATTAAATCCATTGATACGATAATGGCTATGAAAGATTCGGGATATTCAAACAGGGCTTACCCTCATTATTACGATAATTCGTATGATGGCGGTAACAGCTATGGAAGATACGGTTACAGCCGTGAAGATGGTTATTCATATGCCCGTAGAGGTCGTGACGGAGACGGAGACGGACGTTACAACGAACGCGGATATAGCCGCGCAGGTAGTATGCGTGACCGCCTTGAAGCTATGATGCATGAGGCTGAAACTGATACCGAACGCGAAGCTATCAGACGTGCTATGAGTCAGATGAAAGACTAAAAACAAAAGCAAAAGGCAAGGCTAATCACAGCCCTGCCTTTTTTAGTGTTGTGTATTATAAATAATGATACAGTAGCAACAATAATGTGACGCGACCCTTGATTTTAAAGGGTTTTTGAGGCTTTTTTTTATAGGCCCGGCATTTCGGGTATTATTTTGTAAAGACTTAAAAATAGCGAAAATCCCTTATTTTAAGGGATTTTTTCTTTTGTGCAAATTGCTATCAGGGGGTCTTATTTAACCTCTAATAGTGACAAATTAGTAACAAAACCCTAAATGTCAGAGCAGCATTTGGGGTGTTTTTATCTTCTCAATTTCCTCTTTTAACTGCTCAAATGTGCGGTGTCCGTACGTGTTTATTTCCACATCTTTTCCCAAGGAATGACCCATTATAAGATGCTTTGATACAGAGTCCATTTTGTATTTATCTGCAAGCCACGAAAATGTATGTCTGCAATCATGCGGTGTATGACGTTCTCCGTTATCAGCATATTCAAGTCCAAGTTTGGCTAGTTCCTTGTAATACATTTGATAGTCAAATCTTTTTTTCCAATCCATGTTTTTTACAATATCGGCTATGGCATGGTGAATAGGTACGGTTCGCCCTATGCCGTTTTTTGTTTTTAGTCCACCAACAAATCTGTCGCTTTTTCGTTCGGCAACCTTTAATTCCCCTATGCGGTAGCCCGTATAGATCATTATTAAAGTGTATTGTATGTAGTGCCTGTCTTTGTGTTCCCAAAACAGTTTTATTTCATCTTCTGTGAACGGCACGCCTTTTTTGCTTTCCTTTCCACCGACAATCACATTTTGGGAGTAGTTCTTGTCTACAATGTCATTTTCGATAGCTGTCTTATACAGTTGATTGAACAGCTTTTTGAAACGGATGAGGGCAGAATTAGAGTAAATATCATTGTACTTGTCAAAAATTGCTTGAAAGTCAGGTTTGCGCAATTCTGCAAATGGGCGGTCATATAGTTCTGCACATAGTTTGTATGCGCCTTTGTATTCTTGGAGTGTTCCTTTTGCCCGGTCTTTGCGCTCATACTCTTTTAAAAATACGTTGTAGACTTGCTCAAACGTAGTCTTTTTTTGTTCTATATCTATTCCATCTTTGTTGTATTCCGTGAGTGCCTGGTACGCTTCGTTATACGTCTTGAAATATCCGATAGCAGGTCTTGACTTGGGTGACGTTCCACTCCATTCTTTTGTAGGTGGGTACGCCGCATAAGGATTTCGCCTGTTGCCCGACAGGTGTTTTATAGAGCCGTAACCATTTGGGAGTCTACGAAACTTTCTAGCACGGCGCGTGGTGGCTTTTACGGGCATAGGGGTAGTGTTGATAGGGTAACCACAATTCGGACAAGCCATGGCTTTATCTGACACGTCATGTTGACATTCTGGACAGGTTATCAGCATAACAATTCTCCTTTCCTGATAAGAAAAGCCCCTCTATGGGGGCTAAAATCACTCTTGTAATAATTTGACATATTTTACATCCAAAGCCATAGTATCAGACGTTTCCCACGTCAAAACATTTTTTGAACTGGATAATCCAGTAAACGTGCCATAAACCTTAACAATATCATCTTCTAGCATTTTGACGTATTTCTTGCTTTTGGGATTCTGATAGTCAAACAAGTAAATGTCACGATCATAGTTGTCAATGTATTCCGAATAATCATTATTGTAGTATGTTAAAAACCCGGCGCAATACGCTTCACCCGGAATAATGGATTTCCCTGTGATTGCTTCGTTTATACGGACTGTGGTATAAAAGTTTTTACCCTTATATTTTTCGGGATGGCGCAAAACCTTTTTATAATCTAGTTTCTTACATGATTCTCGGAATTTCTTCATTTCCTTTTTGCTCATGTATTTGTATTCTTCTTCATCTTGTGTTTCTTCATTATCCTCTGTTTCTTCCTGATATGATGATTCATCCTCTTGCACAGCAGAGCCGGGTTGGTGTAACATACCATATGTAACGGCTAAAATCACAGCTACTAAAAAAATTTTTCCGAAAGCCTTCATAATGTACCTCCTTTGTTGCTTCTATGTGCTTCACATTCGATTTCATTTACAGAACAGGTCTTGTCAAAATCTCCGTTTTTTATGTGTTCTATTTCGTGTTTATAAGCCTTTTGTTTTGTCTCCCATGATAGATTATCGTTGATGAAGATTGTATAACAATCATTTTTGCGTACTGTATAAGCCTTAATTCGTGGGGGTAGTTGTGTAACATAAGTATTGACGCTTTCATCCATTAAGTATTGCCTTTCGTAATTCTTTCCATCATTTGCTTTACAAATTCTATATCCTCTGGCTTGACGTTTCGACTTGCATCAAAAAGCACTTTGTATTCAGGGTTATTGAATAGAAATTGAGCATATTCCGCAGAGTCGCTATCATAATAGTATTGTTCATTTATTGGTTTTTGTTCGGATAGACGCATAGGCACATCATAGCCCATGATCCATGCTTCATTTACATCAAAAGTTTCGCTAATCAGCTTTATTCTATCTTGTCGCATTTTTCTGCTGTCAGACAGATACATTGATAAAGATGATTTAGGTATGTTTAGCCTTTTTCCTAATTCGTCTTGTGAAATATTAAAAAATTGCATTAACTCTTTTAAGCGTTTTCCCTGTGTAGTATTCATAATTATTACCCCTTTCCCAAAATAATTATAATAAGAAGTTTCTCTTTTTGCAATAAAAAGTTTCGCATTTGTGAAAGAAAGTTGTTGACATACCAAATATAGTGTGTTATCTTATATGTGTTCACAAAAACGGAACTGATTGAAGGAGGTGAGAGATTGAAGTACAAATATGACTACTCCAAGTTGAGAGGGAGAATAAGGGAGAAAATTGGAACAGAAGGAGAATTTGCAAAACTAATAGGTCGCTCTGTGGGCTATATTTCGCAGGTATTCAATGGTTCTAAACAGTTGTCACAAGATGATATATGTAATGCGATTGAGGTGTTAGGTATTGACCCTTGCGACATTGGGGCTTATTTTTTTAGAGTTTCGGTTCACAAAACCGAAACCGATGAGGTGAAAGCATGACAGACAGAATACCCGTAAACGTAGCGGCGCGGATTATGGGAGTGATACCGCAGTTCATCTATCAGGAAATGAGAGAGGGGCGTATGGATTTAGGGTATGTGACGGGTAACAAGCGGAAACAGTACATCATATTTCGTGCAAAGCTTGAAAAGATGATAGGTCGAAAATTGACAGAGGAAGATTTAAAGGAGTGAGGGAATGAAGAAACAGCAGAAGAAAATGAAACAACCCTACTTGTGGGGTGACAGGGATAAGGTATTAGTGGCAAGCGTCAAAGAACGGGCAGAGGAAGTGAAAAGAACATTACTGCCGGGGTTCTTTGTTGAATATCAGGGCAAGAAGATATTTTCAAAGAAATATATCTGACAGCAAACAAAATTCTATCCGTTCCATCCAGGGCAGGCATCCACCTATGAACCTATGATACTAAAGCCATTGAATTACAACTACTCTTTGTCACCATACAAAGTGCCTGTCTTGGGTAGAGCGGATAGGACGGGAGAAACAAATGCAAAAGAAAACAAAAATAAGAATATTGATAGCGGTTTTGGTTGTGTTGGTTGTATCTGCAACATGGATCTTCGCTTCGGTTAGGGTTGCAAAAGATTATATGTGGGAGAAACACGCGGTAATAAAACCACAAGCCGTTATCGGAGGCAGACCAGAAGAGGCGAAAGCAAAAATGGTATATATCCCAACGCCAGATGATATTGAGTTGGAAATGTACTACGACAGTTTAGAAACGCTTGCAATGTTAACAGAATCAGAGGCAGGCAATCAGGGTTACAAAGGCAAGAGGCTTGTATCACGGGTGGTTTTGAACAGAGTGATATCCAAGCTGTTTCCCAATGACATAAGAAGCGTGATATATGCACCACACCAATTTGAAGTGGTATCAAACGGGCGCATCAACTGTATCCCGTCAGAGGAAACATATAAGGCGGTTCAAGATGAATTGGCGAACAGTTCAGATGATAGAATCCTGTTTTTCACAGCAGGTCAATACAATCCAAGCGGAACGCCGCTATACAGTTACAAAAATCATTATTTTTCAGGGAGGTAAAGGGATGATATTTTTCGGAAGTACGTTAATAGTTTTGCTCATATTAAACATTTTTATGAGTTACACAAACGGCAAGCTGATAGGCGATTTGGAAGAAGCTGTAAACGATGCGATATTAGCGAAGTGCGATGGCAAGATTGAGTATACACCTATCGAAAAGGGAGTAATGGTAAAAGAGGGATGACACTTACAGCAATGTTAGACAAGTACAGAATGGTTGAGCGTGTATCCGAGATTTCGACAGCGAAACGGGATAAGGAACCAGAAATGCAGAACATAAAGCCATGCCAGTTTGAATTTGTCTTAAAACAGGAAGAGAGGGCTATGGAAAATGGGAAAGTGCCGTATGTGCGGAAAGGAGATATCTTCCGAAAGCAGACGGAGTAAATATTGTAGCGATAAGTGTTACAAGGACAGCCGTAAAGACTACATAAGGGAATATTACCCTAAATACAGAGAAAAGAACAGATGGCGATTAAATCTATATAACGCAAACTGGATGTATCAGAAACGACATTCACAAGGAGAGTAAGAGGATGAGATTAAAAAAGCTAGTGATTGAGAATTTCAAAGGTTGTAAGCACCGGGAGATTAACTTTTCAGATGAAACAAAGATAAGCGGTGCCAATGCCACGGGCAAGACAACAATCTTTGATGCGTTTAATTGGTTGTTATTCAACAAGGACAGCCACGACAACGAGAAATTTGCTATCCGTCCGTTAGATACTGACGGGAACATGATAGACAATGTTGAGATTATGGTTTCGGCGGTCATTGATATAGACGGAAAGACCTACGAACTGAAAAAAACGCAGCGCCAAAATTGGGTGAAGAAAAGAGGATCCCAAGAGGCAAAGTTGCAGGGTAACGTGAACACTTGCGAGATTGACGGATACCCACGTAAAGACGCTGACTATAAGGCATTTATAGCGGATATTATTGACGAGGATGCCTTTAAAATGATAACAAGTCCGGCATATTTTACAAGCCTTCCGTGGAAAGAACAGAGGGCAACGCTTATGCGGTTTGTGTCGGATGTTTCAGACCTGGAACTTGCAAAGGGTAACAAGGAGTTTGAACCGATAATAGGCGAGTTGGAAAAGGCACCTTCAACAGATGATATTCAATCAAAATATTCCAGACAGAAAAAGGATTTGACCGCAAGGCTTAAAGAATTGCCTGTGAGGATTGACGAGGTTAATAAGCAGAGGATAGCCGTTGATTTTGCGGAGATTGAACTTTATAAGGGTGTGCTGAATGAGAAGATAGCAGAGTTGGAAACGACAATAGCAGAAGCCCGTGACAACTCCGAACAGGTAAAAGCAGAAGCAGATTATAAAGTTGCGGTATCTGAAAGACAGGCATATGAAAAAGACTTTGCTAATAGATATGAGTTAGACAAAAACAGATACAACGCAGAGTTGCGCGAGGCTGAATATCACGCGGAAATGGCGCAACACAACCATGACGGGATACAAGACAGGATAACAGAGATAGAGTGCCGTATAAATGAATTGAAAGAGTCTAAAAAAGAATTGGCTAAAGACTTTACAGACACAAAGAAGAGGCTGTTTAAACATATAGAATTTGATTCTAACTCCGAGATTTGCCCTGTATGTAAAAGACGCTTGCCGGACAACGAGGTTGTCAAGTTACATGATGAATTTGCTAAAGAGCAGGTCGCAAAAGAACAGGCATTTGACAAGGAAAAAGAAAACGATCTGAAAGCTATTGAAAGCAAAGGATTTGAGGTTAAAGACAAGATAGAAGAAAAGCAGGCAGTTTTGAAAAATACAAAAGCCGAACTGAAAAAGGCTGAAAAGGCACTTGCAAAGGCAAATGAAGCATTGGAAGAAGTCAAGGCAAATAAGCCCGTTGAACCAGATATAACCAATGACGCGGAGTATCAGAAGCTTGTGGAAGTTGAACAGGCTACACGCACACATATGGATGATTTAAAGGCAAGTGCCGTAGACGTTACGCCTCTTATCGGTGAACTAGACAACTGCAAGGTTGAACTTGAAGCATGTGATAAAAAACTCGCTTTGTCAGCGCACAACGAAGAGATTGACGAGCGTGTAGCTGAATTGCAGACAGAACAGCGCAAGGTATCACAGAAAATCGCTGATTGTGAAAAGGTGTTGTATGCCTTGGAACAGTTTATCCGTTTCAAGATGGACAGGGTATCAAATGAAATTAACAGCCATTTCAATGGTATCAAGTGGGTGCTGTTTGAAGTGCAGATAAACGGAGGAATTAAAGAAGCCTGTCAATGTTCATACAACGGGGTCAAATATTCAGACCTTAACAGCGGTCACAGGATTGTCGCAGGGCTTGAAATTATCAAGGCTTTGCAGACCCTATACAACGCACAAGCCCCGATTTGGGTGGACAACGCTGAAAGCATAAATAACTTTAATATCCCGGCTATGGATAATCAAATGGTACTTCTGTCGGTGAGCGAGGATAGAGAGTTGGTGATTGAGTAATGGAAACAATAACACTTAACTACGCAGGCAAGCCTTATAAAGCTGAATGGGGTTGTGTGAAATTCAAGGCTAAAGCAGAGGATGTAGCAAAAGAACTTGAAAGTATGGGTGATGGGTTCACTCGCAGACAGGTTGTTGATTATGCGTCAGAGCATACAAATAGTGCTTTGCATAATTGCTTTGAATGGGATGATACGGTAGCAGCGGACAGGTACAGGATTCATCAGGCAGGTACAGTTATACATAATTTAAAGATAACGATTATCAAAAAAGATAAACCGCCGGAGAAAACAAATGTCAGTATGTTTGTTATGCCAGAAAGAAAAGGCGGTACATATCAGAAAACAGAGGTGGTCGTGAAAAATATTGAAAGATATGAGTTGTTGTTAAATAAGGCGAAAAGCGAGTTGCAAGCCTTCCGCAATAAGTATTCTACGATCAGCGAGTTAGAAGAGGTATTTAAAGCGATAGATGCGCTTTGAATATATATGTAAATTCCACTACATATGAATAAGGTCAATAGGATTGGCTTATAAAGCATTGTTTTGTTATGAGGTGGAATAAGTTGGATTTATTTCTTTAGTCAGCCATTCCGCAGGCGGTAGAATAATCGCCTTGTGTTTAATGGTGTTATATCAAAGACGATTGAATTAAAATGTATTGCTTTTGAATCTATTGTGTTGAGTTAAATTCTATCGTCTGTGGAGTGGCTGATAATTTTTTAATGGTTGCGTTGGTGGCAATGTGCCACGGGCGTTCAAGTATGATTTTTTATGTTGTATTACGATGTATTTTATTTTATTTGGTTGTGTTCTATTACTTTGTCTTGTATTGCCACCAACGGAGCCATTAAGCTTATGTGTTTGCAAACATAAAGAAACAAATTGAATTGCATAAAAAGGAGAGAAAAGATATGGCAACAAAGAAAAAAGAAGCAGACCAGACAATCATAAACATTGAGCCTGTTAAAAGGACATTATTAAAGGTTGAATTGATTGGTACAAGCGACCTAATCTTGCGTAAAAAATCACGTAGTTTTGAGTTGGCAGAGATTTGGAAACAATCACATGATAAGGGTGAAAAAATCCCAAATGAACTTTCACAGCCTTACAACCTCTTTGAGAAGCTGATAACTTCAATAGATTGGAAAGAACCAATCACATTTCACGATGATGATTGGAGCAAGTACACACAAGAAGAGTGGGAATATTATATGCAGAACAATGCACCTTGCATAAATTCACAGCATATTTTTGGTTCGCTTTATGAGGCTTTTGTTTCCTTTGGATATAAAGATAGCACAGGAAAGAACGGAACAGACATAAAAAGAAGCGTATCGCTTGCAAGTAATCATTTTCCTATTCAGTTTTCAGAGGTTCGTTTTAATCAGGAGTTAATACCGACAAATGGTAAAAGTCAGGTAAATGTTTTAGGTCAATCAAACATTTTTTCGGGTTGGAAATGCAACATTAAAATATACACTGCGGACGTTGCCTTCCCCACAAATACCGTTATTGATTTGTTGTCTACGGCAGGTAATTTTATTGGACTTGCGACACAGCGAAAGAATGGCTACGGACGTTTTGCACTCGGAAAGATTGAAAAAGAAACGCTGTAAGTCATTATTTATGGGTGACAGGTTTACTAACTATTTTACTTCTACCAATCATGCGGTTGGTAGAGCAGGCGGTTTAGCCTTGGATTTGAAAGAATTATATAGGAAATAATTTTATTTTTTTGAATGAATTTAGTTGAGCTGAATCGTCTACTCTGCTAATCGCAGAACATATATTGCATTGAATAGGACAATAGTAAATTTCAATACGTTCCATTTTATTCTATTTCATTCATTTGGAATTTTTACAAAAAGAAAGGAGATAACATGGCAAACACAGTAGCAAAGAAAGATGCATTTACAACAAATCTTATTGAAGCGTTGACGGATGCAAAGACAGGACTTCCGGCAGACTTTAATATTGACCGTTTTGCAATGAATAGCATAGCAGCGGTTCAGGGCAATAAAGATTTGATGGCTTTTGCTAAAAATAATAAAGATGGTGGAAAGCAGATTCTAAACAACCTTGTCAAAGGTGCATATCTAAATCTGGATTATGCAAATTCAGAATTTCACATGATACCGTTCGGAAGTTCCCTTCAATTCATTGTTGATTATCGGGGCGATGAAAAGCTATGCAAAAAATACAGTATCAGACCGATAAAAGACATTTTTTCACAACTCGTTCGTGAGGGTGATGTGTTTGAACCGATTGTAGATCACGGCGAACAGACTATCAATTTCAAGCCTATTCCGTTTAATAGCGGTGAGGTTATCGGTGCTTTTGCTTGTTGCTTGTATCAAGATGGCGGTTGTCAGTATGAAGTAATGTCAAAGGCTGAATTGGAAAATACACGCAATCAATCAAAGGCAAAGAATAGTCCAGCTTGGACGAAATTCACGGGCGAAATGTACCGTAAAACCGTGCTTCACAGGCTTTGCAAACATATCAATATTGATTTTGCTAATGCCTTTCAGCGGGATGCTTTTAATGAAGGGATGGAGATTGAAACCGATATTGAAAAGGTTGTTGAAAACGATATAGAAGAAAACGCAAACCAGACCCCATTTGAGCCGATAGACGTAGAAGCAAGCGAACAGGTGCAAGTATGATAGGGCTAGGAACGCTAGAGGACGTAAGACGGGATGCGGCACATGGCGTGTATGACAACACGATAAACGGCGAATGTAGCTGTTGCGGTGATTGTTGCAGTAACCTGTTACCGCTGTCTAAAAGCGAGATAGAGCGGATAAAGAAGTACGTCAAGCGGCACCATATCAGGGCGCAAGTACACGCTATCCCGATGATGGCGGTAGGAGATTTGACTTGTCCGTTTTTGGATTTATCCAAGGCAAGGGAGAAATGCACGATTTACAAGGTCAGACCTGCTATATGCCGTGTGTTCAGATGCAACAAGCCTATGGGCGTTGACAATGCTGAACTGTTGAACGGTGAGCGGAGGATACCCGTAAACGTGCGCAAGTTGTTTTTTGGGGAATAAGTAAATGGGAATAGGCATAACAGTATGTAAGAACTGTCAGGACAGGTGTGTAGGATGCCACGGGAAATGCGAACGCTACAAAAAAGAACGTGACGAATATGAGGAAGTCCGAAAAGAGATTGCGAAGATTAGAAACAGAGAAAACAACTTTTATTCTTTTAAAATTAAACAAATTGAGAGGACAAAAAAGAGATATGAATAACGAATGTTGCGGAACGTGTCAGTATCACGTCAGCTTGGATGAAGAGTGGATTTGCGACAACAAAGAATCGGACGGCTACGGCTGTGGCACGTCATTTGATGACGGCAAGGACTGCATGGATTATAAGGAGCGAGATTGATGGAGCAGATGAGCCTATTTGACTTTGTAAATGTCGAGGATATGCCATTAGATGATCTTCCTGAGAATGAAATGGTACGGCAGATAGGTCTGAGTACAGGATTGGAGTTTAAATACAACGATTTCTTGGAAACGTATCAGGCAAAAGTTAAAGGTGTCACATTCTCCGTTAAATACAGCAAATACTCAGTTGAACCTTATACACGGTTCATAGGATGTAGTTGGGATACTAAGACACAAGGATGCAGCGCACCTGTTGATTCATTAGATGGTGCGGTTAGATTCTTTAAGAAGGCAATAGCGAGGTTTAGTGAATGAAACATTTTGGGGATATCACCAAGATTAGAGGTGATATATGAAGATCGGGTTGATAGATGTTGACGGGCATAACTTTCCAAATATACCGCTTATGAAGATATCGGCGTGGCATAAATCACAAGGTGATACTGTTCGATGGTACGAACCGTTTGATGGATTGATAGAACCGTATGACAAGGTATATCTATCGAAGGTTTTCTCATTCACAAAAGATTATGAATATCCGATTTATGCAAGCGAGATCGAGCGTGGCGGTAGTGGTTATGCGATTGAGTTGGTCAATGGAAAAGAAAAGTACCACAAGGAAAAGGACAAGGATTTACCGCCAGAAATCGAACATATTTATCCGGATTATTCACTCTATCCAGAATTGACAAAAGATACTGCATTTGGATTTTTGACAAGAGGTTGTCCGAGAGGATGCGGATTTTGTCACGTTGCCGCAAAGGAAGGTAAATGCAGTTACAAGGTCGCTGATTTATCTGAATTTTGGAACAGTCAAAAGAAGATTATGCTATGCGATCCAAATATATTGGCTTGTAAAGATCACATGGAATTGTTGCAACAACTTGCCGATAGTGGCGCGACCGTGAATTTTAATCAAGGGTTAGATATACGGCTTGTGAATGACGGTAATCTGGAATTGTTAAGGCAGATAAAACTTGACAGCATACACTTCGCATTTGACCGTTGGCAAGATAAGGAAATTGTGGAACCGAAGTTGCGACAATTTGCATATAAAACAGGGTTCAATAGGAGCAAAGGTAAAGTAATGGTGTATATCCTTTGCAATTTCGATACAACGATAGAACAGGATATTTATAGGATTCAGTTATGCAGGGAGTTGAATTTTAGCCCATATCCAATGATTTATGACAAGGAACATTGCGATCCTATTTATCGGAAACTGCAAAGATGGTGTAGCAATTTTATATTTTGGAGTGTTTCAACATTTGATGAATACTTAAAGGGAAAGTGAGGTGATGTAAATATGCCGGCACGTAGTCATGGTGAATCCAAAACACAATTATATAATGCTTGGCAAAATATGAAAGCACGATGTTATAGGAAATCAGCAAGAGAATTTGAAAACTATGGTGGGCGTGGGATAACTGTTTGTGATGAATGGAAAAATGATTATAAGTCGTTTAGAACATGGGCTTTTGATAATGGGTATATAGCAAATTTACCGCATGGAGAAATGACGTTAGATCGTATAAATGTAAATGGTAACTATGAGCCATCAAACTGTCGGTGGATAAGTAACAAGAAACAACAAAACAATAAGAGATATAACGCCACGTATGAATATAAAGGAGAAACATTTACACTTGCTGAATGGTCTGAAAAATTAGGGATTTGTTATAAAACATTACAAAAAAGAATTGATAAATGGGGCGTAGAGCGTGCATTCTCCGAGCCGTTACACAAAGAACCATACAAAGATATGGTTGGTGAAAAACATGGAAGATTGACTTGTATTGATTTTGTTAGAATAGGTAAAAACGGCGCAGAATTTTTGTTCCGATGTGAATGTGGAAATAATGTTGTTGCAAGAGGTAGCCTTGTTAGAAATGGAAATATAATTAGTTGCGGATGTTACAATAGGGAGTTTTTATCAAAATGGTCTTCTGAAAATACATCTCGATTAGCAAAGGAAAGAGCATCGAAAAGAAAAATTAAATGTTTCTCAAAAGATGGATTAATAATAGGCATATTTGAAGGAACAGAGAACGCATCTACATCTCTTGGAGTAAGGAGAAACACAATTCAAAGAGCTTTAAAAACTAAAACTCACTATGGTGGCGGATATTATTGGGAGGATATAGAATGAGGCTTTTTGTTCTTGGAAGTTCATCATCAGGAAATGGATATCTGCTAACCAACGGCAAAGAAACGCTGATAATCGAAATGGGGATGCCGTTTAAGGAAGTAAAGAAAGTGTTGGATTTTGATATTTCTTCGATAGTCGGGGCGGTATGTAGCCATACTCATGGAGACCACTTTCATTATCACAAGGAATACGAACAGGCAGGCATAGACCTGTTTACACCGTGGAAATATGACAAGGATGTTGCCCTGTTTGGTGGGTTCAGAATACAGGCGTTTCCTGTTGTCCATGATGTGCCTACATTTGGCTTTTATATCACGCACAAGGAAATAGGCAAGCTGTTATTTATCACAGATACTTGCTATGTCAGGCAGAACTTCGCAAATCTGAACGTAAACCACATTATCGTTGAGTGCAATTATCAGCGTGAATATGTTTCAGAAGATGCGATAAAGCGTGACAGGGTGTACCAAACACACATGGAGTTGGAAACGTGCAAGGAATTTATAAATGCGAACATGACAGATAGCTTAAAAACAGTTGTGTTGTGCCATTTGAGTGACTCTAGCGCGGATAGTGAAGAAATACTAGCTGACGTGCGCAAAATCGTTCACAAGGGCTGTGACGTGGAAATAGCAATAAAAGGATTGGAGATTGAATTATGAAACCGGGAGATAGATTTGTTTTAGAGGTCGATAAGGTGTTTATCGACAGAGACGGTATGGAACAATGCCAGATAAAAAATGTTCCGTGGTGGGCGGTTTCATCTAATGTTTTGGAACGGCTTGACCCATACGAAACGGCAGAAGATGAGTTGGTTCAGCTTCGGGCAGACGTTGATTATCTGTTGATGATGAATAGAAAAGAGGCACCGAAACAGGTTTATTGTCTGGAAAGAATGTCAATAGATGATGGCGTGTGGAGCTATTGGGGAACGTATGACATTAGCAATGAAAATGAATTGAATAGCCTTGTTGAAGCTGCGCGGCAGTTTGGCAAGTGGGATAAAAAGATTAGGTTGGTAAAAATAGATGGAGATTGATTTAGGATACGATCCTTGCCCCAAATGTGGCGGTAAGGAGATAGATTACGGAGTAGGCACGGGCAGTAGCAAATATATGTTTTATGCCTGTTGCGAGAAATGCGGTTACGAAAGATGGGTTCCCGTGCATGAGGATATTTACAACCACTCACGATTGGCTGACATTATCAAGATTTCACGGGATGCCTGGAACGATAAACGATGGGTAGATTGATATAAACTGCCACCAACACGGAGAAGATAATATGTTTTTTTTATTTAGTAGAAAGGAGTAATCGGCGAAGCCTCGGTAAACCGAGGTTGACCGCTTAAAGGTGAAGAAAAGCGAGAACAAAACGGGGTTTAATTTGCGTGAGGTTGTGACAACTGAGCAAGGGGAGCCGTAACCCTGTTATCCACGGATACGAGCAATCGTTGAAGTGGTGTCGATGAAAGTAGTTTGGTTAAGTGCAGGAGTTAGTAGTTTTATTGCAGGTTGGTTAGTTCGGAGTGGTGTCGATGAATGGATTTACATTGATGTTAAAGACCAACACCCGGACAGTATGAGGTTTGTTAGAGATTGTGAAAAGCTAATAGGTAAAGAGGTAAAAATACTTAAAAGCGACAAATATGAGGACGTAGAGGATGTTTGCCGTAAAACGGGCATGGTTAATTCAATCCACGGCGCAGCTTGCACGGGGATGCTCAAAAAGGCGGTAAGAAAACAATGGGAAAATGAACAGTACCAAAAAGGCATAACCGATTTAACCTATGTTTGGGGGATGGATGCGCAAGAGAAAAAACGGGCAGATGGCATAATAAAAAATTTCCCGGAATTTCAACACGAATTTCCCCTGATAGATAAATCTTTGTCAAAGGATGATTGCCACGCATTAGCTGATGAATTGGGGCTGAAAAGACCTGTCATGTATGATTTGGGTTATTCAAATAACAACTGTATCGGATGCGTTAAAGGTGGTATGTGGTACTGGAACAAAATTAGAAAAGATTTCCCGGATGTTTTTAAAAGACGTGCAAAAATGGAGCGTGATCTAGGGCATAGCTGTATCAATGGTATTTTCTTGGATGAATTAGACCCGAACGCAGGGCGAAAATCACAGGAGATACACGGCGATTGTAGCCTGATGTGCTTTATGGCAAAAAGTGAAATGTAATTATTGTTGGTGGCGTTTATATATTGCAAGGAGAATGAGTTTTGACATATGAGGAATTTTTAAAAAGCAAGGAGTTAAAAACCATAAAAGCAGGTTTTGAGGCAGACCCTTGCTATATGCCTGATATGCTTTTTGATTTTCAGCGTGACATTGTTAATTGGGCGTGTCGAAAAGGTAAAGCTGCGGTGCTGATTGGCACGGGCTGTGGCAAGACGGTCATACAGTTGACGTGGGCTGAACAGGTATATAGGCATACGGGACAGAATGTGCTGATTGTGGCACCATTAGCGGTTGTAAAACAGACCGCAAAAGAAGCTGAAAAGTTTGGAATTAGTAAGGTGCATATTTGCCGTTCACAAGATGATGTTAAAGATGGATTGAACATAACAAACTATGAAATGGTAGAACACTTTGAGACAGATAAATTTGTCGCTGTTGTCCTGGATGAATCGTCAATATTAAAGGGTTTTACATCAAAAACAACAGTTGAATTTACGGCACGGTTCCATGACACGCCATACAAACTGTTATGCACCGCTACAATTTGCCCTAATGATTACACCGAAATAGGTACGTCATGCGAGTTTTTAGGCATTATGAGCCGTACGGAAATGTTAGCCACATACTTTGTGCATGATGGTGGCAAAACGTCTGATTGGCGGTTGAAAAAGGCAGGCGTTAAGAAGTTTTGGGAGTGGTTCGCAACTTGGGCGATAGCTTTTACAAATCCTAATGAATTGGGCTATGAAATGGAGGGGTACAACCTTCCACCACTTAATATGCACACTATAATCACAAAGTCAAAAGTTGAAGATTATGAAATGGTTGTAAGGGTTGCTGAAACGCTTGCAGAGCGGCGTGAAGCCCGTAAAGAATCCATGGAAGATAGGACGGATAAAGCCAAAGAATTAACAGAATCAAACAACGATCAATGGCTTTTGTGGGTAGACTACAATGACGAATCAGCATTGCTACACAAGAAGATTGATGGGTCTGTTGAAGTTAAAGGAAGTGACACGCCAGAGTTTAAAGCTGATATGAGCATACAGTTTGCAAATGGCGATATTAAGTGCCTTGTCAGCAAGCCGTCTATATTTGGTATGGGTCTGAATTATCAGCAATGCCACCAACAGATATTCTGCGGTTTGTCCGACAGTTGGGAACGCTTTTATCAGGCTATCCGGCGGTGTTGGCGGTTCGGTCAAGAAAATCCCGTTGACGTATATATCATTCTGTCAGAAAAGGAAATCAGCGTGTTGAAAAACATTGAAAATAAACAGGCACAAAACGATGAAATGCAGAAACAAATGACTGCGTTAATGAAAGAGGTTACTTTGTCGGAAATTAAAAAAACGACAAGAATAACGACAGATTACAAGCCTATGAAAAAGTTTGAAATGCCGTCATTTTTGAAGGAGGTAATAAATGGTTGATGTAAACGGTCAATATAATACAGAACGATACTCATTGATTATGGGAGATACCACAGAGGTTATAAAAAATATTCCAGATGAGAGTGTACATCTTGAAATATACTCTCCACCTTTTTCTCAACTTTATTGTTATTCAAATAGTGATCGTGACCTTGGCAACAGTCGTAATGATGAAGAATTTTTTACCCACTTTGAATTTATCGTAAAAGATTTATACAGAATCCTTATGCCGGGGCGCATTATGGCGGTTCATTGTATGCAGATACCTGCTATGAAAGAACGTGACGGATATATCGGCATAAAGGACTTTCGAGGGGATTTGATAAAACTATTTCAGAAGTGCGGTTTTATCTATCATTCAGAAGTTACAATTTGGAAATCACCTGTAACAGAAATGACTAGGACAAAAGCGTTAGGTTTACTACATAAGCAAATCAAAAAAGATTCTTCTATGTCACGAATGGGATTACCCGATTATGTTGTGTTTATGAGAAAACCGGGAACTAATACGATTCCTATTACTCACACAAACGAAAGTTATCCTGTTAGCAAATGGCAAAAAGTAGCTGAACCTTGTTGGGATATTTATCCTAGTCCTGTTTGGTGGGATATCAACCAATCGGATACATTAAACGCACGAATGGCAAAAACTGACGAAGAAGAGAAACATATTTGTCCGTTACAATTACCAGTTATAGAAAGAATTGTGGATTTATATAGTAATCCAGATGAAATAGTTATGACACCATTTTTAGGGATATCATCCGAGATTTATCAAGCTGTAAAAATGGGGCGTAGAGGAATTGGGATCGAACTCAAAAAATCTTACTTCGATGCGGCAGTAAATAATATGAAAAACCTTGACTTGGAGCGTTGTCAAATGTCTATATTCGATTTTATAGAGAGTTAAAACAATGGAGATTCGTAAATGGGTGTAAGAAAAACGGCAGATGATCTTATTGGGGAAAAATATGGGAAACTGACAGTAGTTGAACGTGTTTCAAATAAAAATGGACATACGCGATTACGCTGTGTGTGTGAATGCGGAAATGAAATAATTGTTTTCACATCCAATTTGAAAAAGCACAAATATCCATCTTGTAATGAATGTAGAGAACCAGCGAGAAAAAAACATGGTATGAGTGGTACAAGGCTGTTTAATATTTGGGTAAATATGCGCCAAAGATGTATGAACCCAAAATCATCATCACATAAATCATACTATGACAAAGGTATTACGATATGTGATGAATGGATGAATTTCGATAACTTTAAGAATTGGTCATTTGCTAATGGTTATCGTGAAGATTTGTCTATTGATCGAATAGACAGTAACAAGTGTTACTGTCCAGAGAATTGCAGATGGGCAGATATAGTTACGCAAAATAACAATACAAGCAGAATACATTTTTTGATATACAAAGGCGTAAAAAAATCAGTAAGACAATGGGCTATATTTACAGGAATTAACTATCATACACTCATGTCCCGTTTGAATTCGGGGTGGAGTATTGAAGATGCTATTGAAAAACCTGTGTTGAGAAAGGGGGAAAATGGGAAAAGTTTACATTAGCGGTAAAATTGTGTGACGCGATTTATATGCTGTCCAATTTTTTGGACAGTAAAGGCGCGTTGATAGAGTTGCAAAAAGCCAAAGAAAAAGGCTTAAAAATACTATATGAAAGTGAGGTATAAACAATGAATACGGTGTTGATTAGTGGTCGTTTGACGAAGGATGTTGAAATAAAAGGAAAGACGGCAAACGGGTCTATCGCCAGTTCCCGTCCATTCCCATTCAACAAGGACAAAGACGGCAAAGAGGTCACCGATTTTCTCAATCTGAAATTTATAGGGGAGAAGAACGCGGAGCGCGCGGAGAAGTATCTCAAAAAGGGCGTAAAGATTGAGTTGCGCGGTATCGTCTGCCGTGATTCCTACAAGAAGGATGACGAGTTCAAAGAGTACAACTACATCATTGTTCAGGAATGGGAATTTGCTGAAAGCAAGAACGCTGCAAAGTCCAATGATAGCGGTAGTGCAAGCAACCCGGCTAATGATGCCTTTATGGGTATGAATGACAGCAGTTTTGATGATTCGGGCATACCTTTTGACTGATCGGCGGTGGTTAGATGATTTTGCTAGAGGATAAGGGTAACAAAGTAGGGGCACACGACACAAAAAACGCATGGTGGAGTGATAACGGTATCGAGGTATGCCGTTATCCGCTCCCTGTGGGCGATTACGTGCTTTCAAATGACACCATTGAGGAATTGTTAGCCCGTAAGTCTAAAAGGGGCGTAGCGGTCAAGAAAATGGATTTTATGGGTACATATGATGTGGCTGTGGATAGCAAGTTTGGTGTGCAGGAGATTATCAATAATGTTTGCGGTCGGCAACATGACAGGTTCCGTGATGAGGTATGCCTGGCACAAAACAACGGGATAAAACTTTACATCCTGATAGAAGATGATGGCGGTTACGTTGACAAGAAAAACACTATCTTTAACAAGCCTATAACTCGCATAGAGGATTTGTTCTCATGGCGTAATCCAAGGGCATTTATCTATTACAGAGGTCAACAGAAATATCCATATGCTACAAAAGGCAGTACCATTGCAAAAGCCATGCTGACAATGCAAGAGAAGTACGGCTGTGAGTTTGTTTTTTGCCGTTCAAAGGATGCCGGAGCAAAGGTTATTGAGTTATTAACAAGGGATAAAGGAGATAGTAACAACGATGGCTGATAGAAGGATGTTTACAAAGAAAATCACCGAAACAGATTCTTTTTTGGATATGCCTATGTCAACGCAAGCCCTTTACTTCCATTTGTGCATGAACGCAGATGATGACGGATTCGTAAAAAATCCTAAAAGAATGTGCAGAATGTTGGGGTGCGCAGATGACGATTTGCGCTTACTAATAGTAAGGCGATTTGTTCTCATTTATGAGCCAAATGGGATACTCATTATAAAACATTGGAGGATGCACAATTATCTCCGAAAAGACAGGTATCATCCGTCAGAATACGCGGAAATAAAGGATTTTCTGTATGTTAAGGATAACGGGGCATATACATTTGATAGTGAAAAAGGAGAGCCGTTTAGCACCGTTGGTATACCAGATGGCAACCAATGGTTGCCCGAGGTTAGGTTAGGTAAGGATAGTATAGGTAAGAATAATAAAGATAACATTAAATTAAAAAATAAACATATGGCTAATGACCTTTTTGAGAAGCTATGGAAACTATATCCCAAAAAGAAGGGTAAAGGTAAAGTATCTGATACTCAAAAACTAAAGTTGTTAAAGATCGGATATGACAAGATGGCTAAAGCCATAGAAAAGTTTAAGGATGATGTTAAAGATAAAGACGAACAGTACGTCATGTATGGCAGTACCTTTTTCAATTCGGGATATGTTGATTACATTTCAGATGATGAAGATGCCGAAGATGAGATTGACGTGACAAAGTACGGTGTAACAAAAGAATGGTTTGAAAATCTGTCCGAAAAGGACAGGGAGGACTTCTTGAATGAACGAAGATAAGATTTTTATTTATGCACATGGCGGTTGCAAAGAAGCAGGCAAAAAAAATCCATTTGGTGGATGGGCTATAAAATTAAAATGGCATGAACACACCAAAACAAAAGCAGGGCATTTGCAGAATGTCACTCCTGAAACGATGGAGTTATACGCCACAATGCAATCGCTGAAAAGCCTAAAGGACAATAAAGCAGAGGTTGAAGTTTTCACAGATAGCCTTTATGTCATAAATACCATTTCCGGCAAAGGCGATATTGAAACCAATGCAAGGGGTTGGGCGGTTTTCTTTAGGGATTTGTGTAGATTTGAAAACGTCACTTTTTCATGGGTGGATAGTACAAAGAGTGCCGACCTGAAAGAAGTTGTTGAGTTGGTAAACAAAGAGGTGGCAGGCTTATGACGATTCAATCTAGCGAGATAAAAAAGGCTATTGCAATCCTAAAGCCTGATAACGAACTTTTTGAAATCCGCATAATCGGGGCTGATAAAAGCAATTACAGCGGATACTTCAAAGATGCTGACACGATGATTGAGGCACTAAAGAGAGTCAAGGTCGAAGGAAATATATACTTCACGCTGAACCAAATAAACGAAGCCTGCTATGACAGAAACCAAAAAGATAAGTTTATCAGGAACGCCAAAGCAACAACGAGCGACAATGACATAACGCGGTATGAGTGGCTTATGATTGACCTTGACCCAAAAAGACCTACGGAGACCTCATCTACGGATGAACAGATTCAAAAGGCAAAAGATTTGGGGAATAAGATTTATGCCTATATGTCACAGTTGGGATTTGAAAAGCCCGTCAGGGCGTTGTCCGGCAATGGTGTGCATTTGCTTTATCGGATAGATGCTTTTAACACGGCAGATACAAAGAAGCTGTTGGAAACAGCTTTAAAGACGTTGAGCATATTGTTTTCAACTCCTGAGGTGGAAGTCGATAAAAAGAATTTTAACCCGAGTAGGATTTGCAAAATGTACGGCACCATGGCGCAGAAGGGTACATCATCCGAGAAAAGACCACACCGCATGAGCAGAATATTAGGCGATATGGAAAACGTAAAGCCTACAAGCATAGAATATCTAAAAAAGCTATGCGAGAAGTATCCCAAAGAGCCTGAACGTCCACAGAGATATAACAACTACTCCCCACGGGAGTTTAACCTGGATGATTGGCTTGACAAATACAATCTCAATTACAAGAGGGAAGATAACGGGGATGTGACAAAGTATATCTTGGATTGTTGTCCGTTTGACAGTAACCACAAGGGCAAAGACGCGGTAATTTTCCGGGGCAGAAATGGTGCAATAGGCTTTAACTGTTTTCACAATTCATGTGCAGACAAAACGTGGCGTGACGTGCGGATCATGTTTGAACCAGATGCCTACGAAAGACGGGAAACGTATAGACAACAGAAAATGTATAACACGTTCAATCGCAATAAACCTGAACAGGTAAAGCCGATTGAAAAGCAAGACGGCGTACCCGTGTTCTATACGGCTATGGACGTGCTGAAACTGCCAAAGGTCGAGGAAACATTTATCAAGACGGGCATTGATGATATTGACAAACGGATGCAAGGGCTGAAAAAAGGCGCGCTGTCCGTAATGTCAGGGTTAAGAGCGTCAGGCAAAACGTCACTCTTGACGGAGTTGATTTTAAATGCCGTGGATACGGGCAATAACGTGGGCTGTTTTTCCGGGGAATTGGTTGAACGTCAGTTTATGCGGTGGATGAACCAAATGGCAGCAGGTAAGGCTAATGTCATACAATCATCGTTCAATGAGTATTCATACTACACATCAGACAAGACCAACAAAGAGATAGCAACGTGGTTAGGGCAGAAGTTTTGGCTATATAACAACAAGTATGGCAATAACTTTATAACAGTCATTGACGAATTTAAGAAAATCATTGACGAACATAAATTAGATTTGCTCGTTTTGGATAATCTTATGGCTTTCAATATCAGCGGCCTATCAGAAAACAAGTGGGACGCGCAAACAGAATTTGTGTTGAGTCTGTCGAAACTGGCAAAGGAAACAAACACGCATATTTTGTTTGTCGCTCATCCGAGAAAAACCATGGGATTTTTAAGGCTAGAAGAAATAAGCGGAACAGGTGATTTGTCAAATGCTGTCGATGATGCGTTTATTGTTCACAGAGTTAATAACGACTTCAAAAAGCGGTCAGGTGAAATGTTCGGTTGGAAGTCTGATAACGAGATATACGACAGCACAAATGTTGTGGAGATTGCTAAAAACCGTGATGGCGGTGTGCAGGATGTGTTTGTGCCGTTGTATTACGAACCGCAAACAAGACGGCTTCGCAATAGTCCGACAGAAAACAGGATTTATGGATGGCAGAAAACGCAAGAGGATAACGGCTTTATAGCTTTAAAAGCAGATGATGACGCACCATTTGACTAAAGGCAGGTGATTTTATGAAAAGAGAAATGCCTAAAGATTCGCCGGAATACAACGCATTTATGGCGGCGTGGAACTTCTGGAAGAATTTTGGCACTCCCGAAGATAACGCGGAATATTGGGAGAATGTTTTGAGTTATGAGAATGATTGTACGAACAATCCGAAAATAGCAGATGCAAAAGACCTTGTATCTCAATTATGCGTGGCGGTTGCAAATGTGTTAGATGCCAGGATGAAAAGCATGAAAAAGTTTGGTGATGAAAAGCACGGCTTTGATATGCTCATGGAGTCTTACGAAAAGCGTAACAGGGAGTGGGCGAATGATAAAAAGTGAAGAGGTTAGCGCAAACCTGAAAAAATATGCGAACAGGCTTTTTGAGGGAGAACGGTTAAAACAACATGAATTGCAGAAAATGGCGGTCGATATGTCGCTTGCGGTTGCTGTGATGGAGAAACAGGATAACGATTTGAGTGTTATCCGGGAACAGGCGTTAAAGGGTTGTGCAAGTATCCTGAAAGCAGTAGGCGAACATTCGACAATAAAAAACTGATTAAAAATAAAGCCTTGTGAGCGTTTTTAGGCGTTTAAGCGAACAAGTATAAGGGTAACGTGCTAAAAGCACTCCTAGGCTATCATACGTTTGATTTTATGGCATATGTGAGGTGGTAAGAGAATGGAAAACGCAAAGATTTTAAAGCAAGAGGAAAAATCCGAGGTTGACAAGCTGAAAGAAAACATTATTTTTCGGTTGCGGATGCTTCGGGCTGAATATGATGATAGCGGCAAAGTTATGGCTAGTAATGCCATATGTAAAGCAATCTGCATAGTAAAGAGTGGTGGTGCTTTATGAGAAAAGATCATGTACCCGTAAAGCATTGTTGCCGTAATTGTGTCAGGTTTGAAAAAACAACTTGCATGGTGGAAAACAGAACAAAGTTTCCGTATGTCAAAAATAAGTGTGAGGGCTTTTTGGTAAAGAATTTTTCGTCAGGAAATTCGAGGGCAGAGGACGAATAACAGGAGGATTTTGAGGAATGAATAAAGCAATAATCGTTATAGCAATTTGTGAGGTTATAAGAACTATTCAACTTGCGGTTAGTATGTTTTTGGAAGTCAGGAACCGCAAGACGTTAAACAACGCCTTTATAGAGTCGCTGAAACAGGACAACAGGGAATGGGTAAAAAACACGTTGAAAGAGTTTGAAAAGGAATACGAAAATGAAGCGTGATTACAGATGCGGTGCCAAAAAGAAAAAGAAACCAAATCCGACAAACTGGCAGTTTTCCAGGGTGGTGAACTGTCAGGCTTTGGCAAAAGAAAAGCTGCCTGATTGCGTGAATTTAAAACCGAAATTCCCGAGGATAATTTATCAGCAAAATTGCGGAAATTGTACTGCTAATGCGGTTTTGGCTATTGATGCGTATTATCACCATCCACCCAGTACCTTTTGGGTTCCGTCAACGATTTTCTGTTATCACAATCAACTGATTTTTGACAAGGAGCCTACTAGCGAGGATTGCGGAAGTTACATCGAAACAGCCCTTGACGTGACACGAAAATTAGGCGTGTGCAATTACAAGGTTTGGGGCAATGATAAGCCGTTCAAAATAAAGCCGTCAAAAGAGGCATATGCTGACGGATTAAAGGGGCGAGAGGTGACAAAATACTATCACATAGTATCCCTGTCGCAATTAAAAAAAGCCCTTGCAAGTGGCTATCCCGTGGCGGCTTCGCTAGATTGGTGTTGGAAGTCGTATCACTATGATCGGGATATTCTGCTCCACGTCAAAAAAGCAGAGATTGGCGCTAAATGTATAGGCGGTCATGCGGTTGTGGTTGTCGGGTATAACGATAAAAAAGAACTGTTGGAGATAAGAAATTCATGGGGTTCGTCATGGTGCAATGGTGGCTATGCCTACATAGCCTATAAGACGTTCCTGAATGTTATTGATTGGTCTGATACATATGCGGTTAAGGGGTGAATGAAATGAAAGATTATAACGTATTAGATAACCTTGTGTCTACAACACAGAATTTGCACAGAGATATATTTGATAAAGGCTATGACCAAGGATATAAAGATGGCAAGGATGAAGCGTATAAGAGTCCTGTACCTACACAAGACGCATATCAACAGGGAGTAGATGACGCTTGGGAATGTGCAAAGAAGATAGCTTTAAATATATGCGATGGTGGAATAGATGTAGGTATATTAAGTCGCATTTTTGGAGTAAGTGGTGATGTGCCTTTTGGAATTTTGAAAAACTTTTCCGCACAAGAAGCAATTGGCAAAATCAAGGAGTACGAAGAAAAGCAGAGTGATTGCGAAATCGAGGTTGGGGATGAGGTTAGTATAAAAAACACAAATGATTTTGTGGTAGTATCACGCATCCTTGAAGATGGAACGATAACAGGATTTGGCGGATATGGACAAGTGTATTCGGGTTTAAGTCAGGAGAGAGTCACAAAGACAGGCAATCATTATGATGGCATTGAAGAGATATTGAAAGCAATGAGGGGTGAAGAATGACAGACAAAGAAGCAATCGAGATAATCAAAGTCGCAAAGGCAGAGGTCGAGTGGGAGTATCCGATGGATTATGCAGCGGCGTTTGATAAGGCAATTGAAGCGTTTGAGAAGTGTAACAAGATAGAGAAAATTATTAAAAGTTGGAAAGATGGAACTATTGAAGAAAAAGATAGTATTTATGCTTTCCATAAAAATTATATAAAAGATATGATTGCAATCAATAATAGATTAAACGATTTTTTTGAAAGAATAGAGAATATAGAAAAACAGATGCAGGAAGAAAAAGAAGAAGAATTAAAGAAATTAGAAGCAGAATTAAACTATGCAAAACTTTGTCGTACTTTGCCGATTATAACAAATAAAATGCCATACAACTGATTTTTGCTGACGAAAAGGGAGGGGTAAGGAATGAGAATTGAAAAAACAGAAACATTTATTGAACACGATATCTTTGTAAACGGTACAAAGGTAGGCACTGTGGAGCTTTGTCCTGAGCATAATGAGATAGCAAGGTTGGTTATTTTTGAGCCGTATCAGAACCAAGGTTACGGAACAGATGTTGTAAAGAAACTGTTAGCACAAGGGTATAAATCCTTATGGGTGCGCTCTGACAATCCGAGGGCCATTCATGTTTATGAAAAGTGCGGATTTAAAAAGGGTTATACGTATATGTTTGAAATGGTAGCGGACAAGGCAGAAAGCGAGGTTGATGAAATGGGTGAACAAATGACGTTTCCCGACTCTTTTGAAGAGTTTGCAAAACTGTACGGATTCAAAGACGATAAGGAAGTATACACAAACGGGTCAGATTTGATTCCGATATTTAGAGTAAAACAATGGCTTGAACACATAGAAACAGATACGGCTTATGAAGGTGACAAGTGTGCAAGTAAGTGGATTCCAGTTAGTGAAAAGTTACCCGAATCGGCAGGAGTTTATATCGTTACCTGTGAAATTACTAATAGATTTAATGAGCGTATAAATGTTACGGATGCTTATTGTTTTTACTATGGTACATGGTACGATGACAACCGAGTAAATGATGCCAGGAAAATTGTTGATAATGAAGTAAAAGCATGGATGCCATTACCTGAACCATTTGTAGAAAGCGAGGAAGTATGAAAACACAGTATAACCGGATAGCACTTATCCCTTTTCATTGTACCGATTGTCATAGATATATTTGGCTTGAAAAGTACAGGAAAGCGGAAGTGTGGACGAATTTACCGCCTTGCTGTCCGCCAAGTGTTAAGAAGAAGATATGCAAGGATTGCTTAACGAAATATAACATAGGCAGAAAGTGAGGATAAATAATGAGCGAAAAAGCAGTTATCATAGTACCGTTCTTAATTGGGTACTTTCTAATGAGAATCATTGCACTTATTGTATACTTTGGCTATGACGGTTACAAGTATGCCGATGGCAGTGACTATTTATTTATGTCTGTTGCATCTATAGTATGTGGTGCAATAGTCGTATTTATATTTTTGTTATTAAAATACTTTGGAATCATATAAGGAGGGTAAGTGTGACAGGTCGAGAAGCACTAAAAATACTACAAGATGGATGGATTCAGGTTGTTCAGCTAAGGGGAAACGATGAAGATTTAATAGAAGAAAATATTAAGGCACAAGAAGCCTTTGCTTATATTATTGAATTACTAAAACAAAAGGATGAAACTATTCTTGACAAGATAAGAGACCGAGTAGAACTTGAAAAACTAGGTTATCCGCCAAGCGCAGGATATTACAAGGCAATTGTAAAAGTATTGCAGATTCTCGACAAGCACAAGGCAGAAAGTGAGGAAGATGAAGATGATCGTAGTTGATATGGATATGCCGAAAACCTGCGGAACGTGCAAGCTTTCAGTTGGGTATACGTGTACGAAATGGTTAAAACTATATCGGGATGAAATGGCAAGCAAAAAGGCAGAAGATTGCCCGATAGTTGCGCAGATTCCGCAGAAGCATGGACGCTTGATTGATGTCGGACAATGTGATAGGAAATTATTCTATCAGCAATGCGGTGGCGCAGATTCTCTTATAACTGTAAAATCAGCATTTGATATGCTTATGTCATTGCCGACAATCATAGAAGCAGATAGAGGTGAAGAAGAATGAAACCACTTAATTGCTGTAATAATTGTGACGGGTTAAATGAAGAAGGTCATTTCAGAAATAAACTAAAATGTATGTTTTGTGATAAATATGCGAACGAACATTATTTAAGATTATATAACAAATTTAAAAATGAAAAAGGATGTTCTACTTGTAAAAATTGTAAGCATGTTATTGATTATCCCGGTTTTGTAACTGCGGAAGAATCTGTATGTACAATAGGATTGGAGTGCGATACTGTTATGTTTAAAGTTAAAAACTGTCCAAAGTGGGTAGGAAAAATTGAAAGTGAGGGATAAGAATGAATCTGGATGAAACGATAATCAAAGAAATGATGACAGCGAACGAGATAGAGGATACGGACGAAAAAGAAGCCAACTATCATTTGCAGATTGCAAGGTGGCTGAAAGAGTTAATAGAATTGCGAACTAAGATTGTGGGGTATGAGGACAATGACAAGTAATTACATTCCCGGAAACAGATTTTCAAAAGGTACTAAGGGGAGGGATATAGAAAACCAGATATTGGGATTTAAAACGGGCGTACTTGCTATGGCTGTGACAATGAATGATCTGTTGGATGATGCCGTTGACGAGGATATGATAGGCGCGACTTGTGAGGGTGCCATGACTATGATGGAGGCTATCGGAACAGGTGACGTTAAGTGCAAGTATCTGAACCGTGAACTTGAAAAACGGACAGGGATAAACATTTTGGGAGTTGAGTAATGGGTGTAATCATTTCATGTAAGATTTGCGGTGTGCCGATTGAGCGCAAGGGCGCAAATCAGAAATATTGCGAAAGCTGCGCGGATGAAGTTATCAAATCGCGGTTGAGAACACGGTATCTTGAACGGAAAAACGCTTTACCGCCGGGAACAACTAACTTTGACGATCTGACAAAAGAAGCAAGGCAAAAGGGCATTTCCTACGGCAAATTGCAGGCGTTAAAGTACATGGAACGGATGCAAGGGTAGGTGATGGCATGAGCAATCAGACAGTTTTGAATGACTTGAAACGCATGGAGCATAACCACACTCTGACCGCAAGTGAATACAAGGCTATGCAAGAGGCTATTTTCAGCGTAAAGGAACGGGCAAGATTGGAGTTTGCCATAGACAATCTCAAAGAAATGATAACAGGTTTGAAGGCTAACTATATCAGCGAAAGCCAGGATTGCTATACGGGCTATATGAGTGCTATGTCTACGGTGGAGGGTTTCCTTGCAGAATACAAGTTGTAAAAAATTTGAAAAAATTTTTGAAATATTTCCCCTTGAAAAATGCGTTAAAATTTGAACCCCCCGTGGGTATGGGGTATCAGAAATGACCCACTTTTTTGCAAATTTTCTGCTCTGGTGGGCGCATGATTTTTCAAAAGTTACAGAACAGCAATTTTCGGAACGAAGCTGACAGCTATTCTTTGGCTGTCGGCTTTTTTCGTTGGCTATGATAAAGCGGTCTAGTTCATCCGTCCATGTGGCAAGGTTTACAAAAGCGTGTTGTAGTTCGCTGTTTTTCCATGTGCGCGCTGATAGTTCATTGTTTACCATACGCGAGTATTTAACAATATTTTGTATAATCTCTGTTGGTATCATGGGGGGTGTATCCTCTTCGCGCCGTCTGTCTGCTTTTGGTGCCGTGGTTGTACTCCTGATAGGGTCAACGCCTTAAATGCTTTTATATGGCGCGTGTGTGGCTTCTGTGGTGCCGTCTATGTGGTTGTTATCTTTCATAATAGCACGGGCGCGCGCCTTTTGTAAATAGCTTTTTACGTTGTGCGCTGTTTTGGGGCTTGCTGTGGCGTTTCTGTGGTGCGCTGTGGCTGTCTGTATGCCTACGGTTTCAAACGCCGTTAGAATGGCTCTATATGGTTTTAGCTGTTCGGCTTTGCCCTCCGTGCGTCTAATTCTGTGTTGTATAAGGTATGCTTTTGGTTCTCCCTGTTGTACTCGCTCGGCGCAAGGTTGATTCTGTATACCTTGCCGTTGTGCTTATAGTAGTATGTTGTCATGCTTTCACCCCTTTATATAATGCCCTTGCCACCTGTTAAAGTAACAAGGGCTTTTTGTTATCGTTGTATCGTGTCAAGTAAGGGCTGTTCTCCCTGTTCTCTGTAATATTTCAGGATACGGGGAAATAGTTCGTCACTATTCAATAATTTATACATGCGCTCGGTGATTGTATCTTTTGTTATGCTGTCGGGGAGTAGTGGCTTTATACCCTTATAAATCAGGCATTTTTTACCATCTCTTATAAATACTTGTTTACCGCTTGTAAAGGTGATATAAACACCCGTATATTGTGCATAGTTGCCATTCTCCACTTTCAAAACCGTTCCAAAACCTGCATAAACATTATTTAAAATCCATCCATCTGTTTGATATACTGTGATTTGTTCGCCTTCTTGGATTGCTTCGGCTTGTTCTTTGACAGGTGCCGGAAAATAAAACGGCTCTTTTTCTTCGCTTTCCTTGCGCTGCTTCTCGGTTTCTTCGCTTGCGTCTTTGATAATGCTTGTAGGGCTTAACTTGTATGTGTATCTGCTGTAACTGTATCCCTCAGGATTGCTTACAAGTTCCAACTCCTCCCCGTTGTAAATCGCTACGCAGTCCACCATAACCCACTTTATAGACTCTCTTTGTTCGGTGTTTAACTGATATAAATTTGTTACACCTTCAAGCCTTATATCCTCGGCGCCTGTGCCGCCTTTGCCCTGTAAAAAGTCGAAATCATCAAGAAGATAATTTGTAAAAATTTTAAAAGCTTCTTCCGTCTTAAAGATAACTTTACGGGTGATAACTGCATCCTGTTTATGGGGGTTTCGTTCTATTACTTCGTTCAGTTCGTCAAGGTTGCATTCTTTACCAATTCCGCCGACAAGATCAGTAATATATACCTGCTCGCCTTCTTCAAGGTCAACAACTGTTATATTGTTGTTTATGGTTTCAATGTCTTTTTTGTGCTGTTCTTCATAGGCTTTTCTTGCCTTCTCTGCTTCTTCTTGTTCCTTCTTGTATGCTTCGATTCTTGCCTGCTGTGCTTCTTGCTCCGCTTTAACTTCTGCGGTGTATGCGTCTTTCTCCGCTTCGGTCATTTCCTCCCGGAGGGTAAAACCTTCGGGAGTTTTAATATCTATATCTAAAAAATAACCTATGTCAAAATAATCGCTCATACTGTCGGAGTGGTTCCAGTTCCATTGATTAGCAATCTTGAACACTGCAACAACCTTGTTATAAAAAGCGGTTGTCAGGTTCCAATAATCCGCCCTGTTATCAATGAGATAATGTATGTTTATATCAGATTTTGCGCCATTGTAGAGAATAAATTTTTTATATTCTGCGTGTTTTTCGTCGGTTGTCATTTGGCTGTATTCATTTTCATATACCCATTTTTCGCCGTTGAAATATCCGTGTGTACTTAACGCCCTGCACTCAAAATGGGAGAAGGTATAACGCTTCTTCATTTCCTCAACGCTTGCGAAGTCTTCCGCAGTAGCTTTGATTGTTACTGTTATGCCTGTTTCATGTGTCACTTTGCGACTTCTTACCGTTACGCCCTTAACGCCTCTTTTTTTTAGGTCTTCCCTGATTGCCTTTGCAAGCTCGGCACCGCTCAAGCTCGGCGTATTTTTGCCCAAATTATCAAGGTTGATTGATACGGGGGCTTTTGTTGCTTTCTTGGGGGCGGTTGCCTTCTTGGGCGCGTCAATCTCTGTTACGGTTTCGCCTGTCTGCTTTGCGATCTGCTTATATTCTGTAATAGTGGTATCTTCGCAGATATTAGCAATGTCAATTGTTGCAGGGGTCTGCTTTGCATACCAGCAAGATTTACGGCGATTCCATTTAAAACCGTTCTTTTTTAATGTGTCTTTTGTGCCCTGTAAGGGGTATACTGTAAAATATATTTCTACTCCGTTTAGTTCGTTGTTTAATTCTTTTCTTGCGATTGCTGCCATGATCTTTTCTCCCTTCTTTGTTTGCCGCTTACCTTGCTTTCCTAAATCAGCTCCGGCGCTTTGGCTCGTCTCTGGTCTGTACTTGTTTCGGTGCGGTGCTTTGTTGTTTGTTGTTGATATGATTATATATCTTGTTATAGTGTTTGTCAATACTATTTATATAAATTTTTATATAAATTTTTATATTCATTATGTTGTGCTTTTTTCTTCTATATAATGGGGCGTTTTTGTGTATCCTGATATTATCATGTTATATAGTGGGATATATAAAAATATATTGACGTTCTTTAGATATGGTTATATAATCAGATATGTAAAGCGATATATAACAATTATATAAATGAGGTGTAAAGAATGGCAAAAACTAAAAGCTATACCAAAAAGGCGGTGGATAATTACCGTAGTAAACACGACTTTTTAAATTTAACATTACCCATGGGAACAAAGGAACGCATAAAAGATTTAGGATATAAAACCGCTGATATTTCTAAAATGGTTCTACAATGGTTAGATAGGGAAGAAGAAAAACGAAACGATCCCGACCGGGTGCCGTTTGATTGATAATATCATTTGGGGCGTTCCTGATTGCGTCAAATGCTTTTAGCGGTCTGTTTTGCCCTGATTTGGCGCGGCGCGTTTCTGTGCCGCCTGTCGCAACTTTTTGCATATGCCAAAAAATAAATGTTTGACATTTTGCAAAGTTGGTTTTATAATGCAATCAACAAACATAAATCGGCTGCCTTTTGGGCGTGCTACGGTGCGCCGCTCGGGATTGTCTCGGGTGCCTTAGTCGATATGCAAGACGTGAAAAGCCTTGTTATATACTTGGGGTTTATGCCCTGGGTGTGTAGCAGGGCTTTTATTTTTTCCCGGCGTTTGACGGCTCGCACATGATGAGAAGCGGAGCGACAGCAAACCAAATGGAAAACATGACAGTTGACAAGTAACAAACAAGTGTGTTATATGGGGTTTTTTCATGGGTGCAATTTCTGCGGATAATCTGCCAAACTTGAATAAATTAAATAGCAGCAATAGCAGCCCTGATAATGTCGACATTATGGATTTATACGACAGTTGGTTAGAATCCATTAGATATTATATAGACTCTGTATGTGATGAATTACGTATACCTGATCTAACCACAGCGCCACAAACACAATTTAACGCCGTATTAAAAACTATTGGACGTAAATTATTTATGTCTAATCCTAGTCTTAAAGCTGTTAATCCTGATTATAGCGTTATGGCTAAATACGGTAACACCATGAATAAATTATATTATAATCCTGATGCTTTAAAAGTGTTATTAGATTTATATATTTATTTATGCGATTGTTATGATAAAGCTGTATCTTTTAAGGGTTTTAGTTGTCTTTGTGGTATGTCTTATGATGAGCTGTATTACTGGTTAGGGGATAATACCGTAAGTAAAATTTACTCTGATTTCGCCAAAACGATAAAACAATCTCGTCATGATAGCCTAACAGACATACTTACAACGGCTAAACGTAACCCCGTAGGAATACTTGGAATCCTGAACCATGAATACGGCTGGAACATGCCCGGAGTTACCAGGGAAACAAAACGCGTTGTTGCTCTTGAAGCTGATCAATTGCCCGACCTGGGAGCCATCAAAAACGCAAGTTTAACGAGTGAAAAAACTGCGACAGAGGGCTATAAACTTCCCACAATGCCAGAAAAAGCCTTTAAACAATAGGGGTGTGGCGTTGGTTTCTCCTGTTGATTTAACTTTTTGTATTTAGCGGATAAATTGCTATTTATCCGAAAGATAGATATAAAAACGGCTTTCAAGCCTGAAAACAAGCCGATTTTTACGGGGTGGGGTCACCCTTGCAGGGGATAGCCTCCCGGCACTCACTTAGCACCCCAAATAAACTCAAAACAAAAAGGGGTAGTGTATAAAAAACACTTAAAACGATACACCAAACAGAGGATATAAGAGTTATGGCAAGAATAACAGGGGGAACATATTCAGCAGATAGAGAAACGCTAGTAAAGTTTGTAAAAGAGTCGGCAGAGTATATTTTGGATAACGCTGATGATTTGGTTGGGAATAACAGGTCTATGAGGGGTATAGATATAATAATTTCTGTTGATGTAGACTCTGTGCCGGAAGTAAAGTTAGAGAGGCGGTATGTAACGGCAGGGTGGAGCCAGAAGAAGTTGTGGAAGTACGGGCAAGGAGTAAATGAAGATGACGATAACGGAACTACGGAACACGATAAAGCTGATGAGGAAGATATATCCGTTTAAGGATGATAAAACGGATATACGAGTAGCCAAGGATTTGCCGTCCTGGACAGAGAGACGGGTTATGATAACCACGGTTGATGCTGCAAGTGGGGTAGAGATAACCATGACACGGAATGCGGTAACAGAGGATATTTACAACCATTGCGAAAAAGAAGGATAGAGAGAATATGGACGATTTCAACAGGTTAATCAGACGGGCGATGAATGGCAGTGCAGAGCCGATAAACGAACATGACGCATCTGCACAGGAGCTGTATAAGATATACAGGTCGTACATCAAAGCCGGGTTTGATGAAGATCAGGCGTTTGAGTTGACGTTGACGGTATTAGAGTGTTGCTTCATGAGAGGTGGCGTGGAATGACATACACGATACGGAGTAAAGACAGGACGCAATCGGTATACACGAGCCGGAAGAATTTCAGGCAATATGCGTTAGAGGATGGCAAGGCGTATGATGCAGAGTTGTTTCGGACGCATAGCAAGGACACGGCATATGAGGTGTGGCAGATGGTCGGCGGTGACTACGGAGAGTTTGAGATTGTTGAGGATGATTGATGTAATCGTGTCGGAAATGGCGAAGGGGAATTTCTCATTTGCGATACTGGTAGTCGGGATAATGCAGTTGATAGTGATGTGGAGGGCAAACAGGTAGATGCAATACATCATCATGTGCGGAGGAAACTATAAGCATTTGCTGTTACCGAAAGCATTGTTCAAGGTGAATGGTGAAACGCTGATAAGTCGAACGATAAGGCTGTTACGTGAGAATGGCATAGATGATATAGCAATAAGCACGAACAGTAGGGATTTTAATGACCTGGGTGTAATGATATTGCGGCACCGAAACAGGTATTGGACGGACAAACAGGAGAATAACTACGGGTATTGGGTTGATGCGTTTTATCCGGCAGAATATCCCGTGTGTTATCTGTTTGGGGATGTGTATTATTCGCCAGAGGCGATAAAGACGATAATTGAAACCGAAACGGATGATATAGAGTTTTTTGCGAGTGCGCCGCCATTTGCGGACAATTACCCGAAAGAGTGGGCTGAACCGTTCGCGTTGAAGGTGGTAAACAATAAGCACTTGTCGGATGCGGTAGCAGAAACAAAGCAGTTGCAAGATGATGGGTTGTTTGCACGCAGGCCTATCATGTGGGAGTTGTGGCAGGTGATAAAGAAAACGCGTATAAACGTCATAGATTACACGAATTACACGGTGATAAATGACTATACGTGTGACATAGACTATGAGAGGGATTTAAAGTTTTACGAACATTCAGGAGGGCAGAATGTGCTGTAAAGACAAGCTGATAACGATACGGAAAGAGGAATGGGCGTTTACACCCGTCAAAGGGCATTATGAGGATGCAGGTGTTGATTTGCGTGCGCCATATGCGATAGTAGTACCAAAAGGCGGTAGCGTAACGATAGACACGGGGATAATGTGTGATATACCCGTGGGATATTACGGCAAACTTGAAAGCAAGTCAGGGCTGAACGTAAAGCATGACATCGTATCATGCGGCGGTACGATAGATGCAGGTTACACAGGTCATATCAACGTAAAACTGTATAACCTGGGAGATAAGGATTATGCTTTTTGCGCCGGGGATAAGGTAGTACAGCTGATCATAATTCCGTGTGCGATACATTTTGACGGAATAAAGATATTAAGCGATGAGAAGCGCGAAACAGATGGATTTGGGTCAACGGGGCGTTAAGATATGCACGATTTAGCAATATCCATACTGTCAAGTGGTCGTGAAAAGACAATAGAGCGGTGTTTGGAGTCATTCAGGCCACTAAAAGAGGCTTTAGACACAGAAATAATCGTTGTGAACACGGATTCAACAAAAAATCGTGATGTTATGAGTGTACTAAAGCGGTATGCTGATAAGATTATAGATTTTGAGTGGGAGAACGACTTCTCAAAAGCACGAAACGTAGGTTTGAAAGCTGCGGATTCCAAGTGGTTTCTGTATGTTGATGATGATGAGTGGTTCGTTGACGCACAGCCGATAATAGATTTCTTAAAATCTGACGAGTGCAAGCGGTATCATTGGTGTGACATAAAGGTTTTGAACTATGAAAACCATGAATTAACCAAATTTGGCGAAGCATGGGTCACAAGGATGATCCGTTTAACGGATGAAATATCATTTGTCGGTGCGATACATGAGCGGTTTTATCCCGTGACGGGAGACCCGAAAGCATTAGAGGCGGTTTTAGGGCATACGGGGTATATTTTTGATTCCGAAAAACAAAAAAGGCTTCATTTCGAGCGCAACATACGCCTGATAGAACAGATGATAGCCAAAGAGCCAATGCAACCCAGATGGTGGATTCAGATAGTGCAGGAATACGGCGTTATGGGCGATTATGACGCGTTGCGCACGTTAAGTGAAGAGTATATAGGGCTTGCGTCAAAAACGAAACTGACGAGCGAAAACAGGCACTATTTCAAGAATATAACGGGGCTGTTCATAGCCTGTCGGATAATGGCAGATTTGATGCAATCCAAGTGGGAAGATGCGCTAAAGGCATATAAAAAATTCGTGCATGGTGATTATGGTGTAGTTGCCACGGCACAACTTGATATGATGGGCGCAACAATCTATCTGCGTTTCGGGAGGATATTAGAAGCGCATGAAAGATGCCTGTCCTACATGAGAAACCTAGAGAAGTTTATTGGACACGAAAACGAGTATTCGGGCGATATGTTATATTTCTTGTCTGAAACATTTGCGCCTACAAACCTAAAGATAATGCAGACAGTAATTGGCAAGGTAATAGAAGTGGAAAAAGATGGACGTACAGGAAAAGATAAACAAAAAGCGTAAGCTGTATATTATGCAATACGGCAAGGAACCGAAAAGCATAATCCTTGGATATGAGGTGTTGAGCGAGATAAAAAATCAATATTCCAGGCGATACATTGAGGGCGGTACGGAAATCCTTGGAATGAGGGTCATAAAGGATAACGACAAGCCCACAAGGGTTGAAGTCGGGGATTTGGTAGTGTGAAATCTCAGGTGGTGCCGGGTCGCGCCCGGCTGATGTGAGAGTGGCGGATTCCTCACGAAGAATGACAATGCAGAAACATTAGGGCGGTGTACGATAACGCTGTTTGCCTGTCTTTCGGTGTTATAGGCTGTCTGTCTTTCTGAAACGCACAAGCTGCGGTTAGGAAATTGTAACGGAGGTTCAAATCCTCCCCGTAGCGTATGTACTGCTTTTTTTGTTTTTTTTCTCCTAGCACTATTAGCATTTGGCTGTTAAGGGCGGTTTCGCAACCGCCCGATAGTGTGCAAGAAACAGAGGTTGATTGAAAATGATGATATATGACGTGTTACGGCTTTTGGCAACTGCCGTGGACATACTGCTAGTCGTGGCGTGTGTGACCTATGCAATGATGGCTGACAGCGAAGAAAACACAAGGTTACAGAAGATAGATATATATTTGGCAATGATACTGATAATCAATATGTTTGTGATGTGGGGTACAAGATGAAGATAATCACACAGGATGGTTTATCAATAAATTTCTTGGATTGTGAGATATGGGTACAGGATGACACGATTTGTTATAGGTCACCATTGTCAAAAGGCGCGATAGGCGTGTTTGAAAGCAACGAAAAAGCCGAAGAGGAATTTATGGAAATCCATAAAGCGTTTGAAGGTTTTGAAACGGTATACGAAGTATCAGGAAAAGGGTTTTGATATGGGTAAAAAATGGTCGTATACGGAAGAACAGAAAAAAAATATGTCCGAAAGGTTGAAAGGACATAAGCAAACATATTTCGGAGTGAAGATGGATCCTAAAGTATTTATGGATGCTTACAAGCTATGGGCTGACGGGCTGATAAATACGGCAGAGTTCCGCAGGCGTTGTGGCATTAAGTCAATCCCCAATATGTCAAAGCGGATGAAGAAGTTGTTTGAAGACCCCGAGCATAAGTTAGACGGAGTGTATTTCACGGACGGAAAGCCTATGTATGCAAGTTTTGAGGGGATACCGCCGGGATTGATAGTAAGACCCAAAATGACACGCAGAAAACCTAAAAATCCACCCGGAAGTTATTTGAGGTGGGATTGATGGAGGTACAAAGATGATTAGAGGCACTACACCTACAAACACGTTTACCGTGACAGGTGTTGATTTAACAGACGCAAAGATATATCTGACCTATGCGCAGAATGGAAAGACGCTGTTTGAAAAGACAGAGGATGATTTAGACGTTACCGTTGAAGCAGGTCTAAGCCCTGTTAGCACGTTGGTAGCAAAATTGACGCAGGCTGAAACATTGCAGATGAGTACGGGAACAATGGTTCGTATCCAGTTGCGCGCTATATTTAGTGACGGCACTACGATAGCAACGAAGATTGTTGAAAAGCCCGTAGGAGAAATCTTAAAAGATGAGGAAATCAGCTATGATTGATTTGACGTTGGATGATGGCGATAACATCAACATGGAAACAGAGGATGACGAGCCTGTTGAAATGACGGAAGGTGATGTTCAAAGCGTAGAGGTGACAAGCTACAACTTCGGGAACGGCATTGATTATAACCCTGATACACATACAGTATCGGCAGATATGATTGACGTTGTTTCAGAGGATGATGACAGGCTTGTAACGTCCGGCGCGGTGTTCGATGCCTTGGAAGGTGCTACGTTTAATTCGGGTACTGTATATGCGGAAGAAGAGGTCAAGATAGGCAGGTTTGGACGCAGATACCTTTATCAGCGCATGATAACCGTAAACAATGTCATGGTGAGCAATATTCGTACAAATGGCATTATTCATGGGATAGAGGATACAGACGATATATTTGTAGCGGAGGCATACTTCCGTGATGAAAACCTTATCAGATCAAACGGCGCATGGATGAACGCAACAGGCGGTGCAAATACACTTGGAAAAGATATACCGTTCCAATGGCTTGTTGATGATACTTATATCTGGATAAACAGCGACACATTTTTTAATGCTAACGAAAAAAGGACATGGCGTATCATTGTGAGATATACAAAGGCGAATGAATGACAGACGAACAGCGAAAAAAACAGGGATTTAAAAAGGGTCACAAATGTGTATATAGTGGCAAAAAGATGGACTACAATCAATTCATCAAAGCATACAACCTATACACCCGTGATAGAAAAATAAATCAAAAAGACTTTGCAAAGTTGGTGGAGATTTCCGTACCCACGCTAAAGAAGCGGTTGCATGAGTTTTTCTTTGATGGATACATTGACGGCAAGTATTTTTCTAATGGCGTTGCCATAAAATCGGATTGGTACGACATTAAACAAGAAGAATATGAAGCGGTCAGAAAAATGTATAAAGCACAAGCGGAACATGAGAATAAATCTATCCTTAAAGTGCTTTACAGAGAGATAAATTCAAATTGGTATCATGCTTGCAAGTCACAGAGATACGAATACGCCGAAGGGCTAAACAGAGCAATGCAATTAGTAGAGGATATGTTATATGATGGTATCAGACCCCCGAGACACAGAAATGAAAACATTGATAGAGAGCAAAGCGGAAGTGATAGCGAAAGCCCTGAACAAGGGGATGGATTGCGAGATACGCAAGACAGCGAAGGGGATAACAATTTCGGAGTTTAGGCGGAAAGTGATAGCAAAATGAATATCGTGTTTTGGATTTTAATAATATTGTTTATATTCGTTCTATGGCTTCTTCTATCAGTGATCTTTAAGCCTATAGGTTGGTTCATAAACGGACTATGGGAAGATGCTATGGATGAAATGAATATAGAGAAAAAAGAAAAGGAAGAAAAGGAGGAATAAAAATGGATAGAGATGATTATGGATTTTTTGGCGGAATAATAGTGGCTATTGTTTTAGTCATAGCACTTATAGGAGTAGTTTTCTGTATAGAGAAAATCCCAGTTGGCTACGAGGGAGTGGTCTATTCCATGAACGGAGGTGTTCAAAAGACCACTCTTAAACAAGGTTGGCATTTGGTGTCTCCGACAAAGAAGGTTAAGGAGTTCACGGTAGGTAATGAACAGCTTTTGCTTACAAAGGATAAGAGAGAAGGAAGTGAAAAGGACGAAAGTTTCAGAGTAACGTCCTCTGATAATGCTACAATTGCTGTAAGTTTTCAAATGTCTTACAGATTTAAACCAGAAACGTTAGTTGAGACATATAAAAAGTTTAAAGGACTAGATGGACAATCTATTGTAAATGATAGAGTTAGAACAGTTCTTAAGTCAAAAGTATCCGAAGTTACAACATCAAAATCGTTAATGGATCTATACTCAGGAAACCGAGCCGAAATAAACAACGAATTGACGAAATACTTAAATGAAAAGTTTGAAAAACAGTTCGGAATGGAGATCTTGGACGCGTCTATTATAGACGTACACCCCGATACACAGCTAAAGAAGGCTATCAATAATCGTATCGAGGCACAGCAGAAGGCGGCACAGGCTAAAGTAGAGCAGGAGACCGCCAAAGTCGAAGCTGAAACTAAGTTGATTAAAGCCAAAAATGAAGCTGAGATAAAGATTACAGAGGCTAAAGGTGAGGCGGATGCGAATAAAGAGATATCTAAGTCTATCACGCCTGAACTTATTAAAAAAATCGAAGCGGAGGCTCGTCTTAAACATGGATGGGTTACAGTACAAGGTGCTGATACTGTTGTAACAAAAAATAAATAAAAACGGATTTGGCGGAAAGTGATAGCGAGGTAATTACTTCAAAGTCGGTGGATAATCCCACAGACAGGCAGATGCCAGAGTGATTATAAATAGTGGTAGGCGGTAACATGAGGGCGTTGCCGTAACACACATAAGGGCGTGTCTTGGATGAGGTGCGCCCTTTTATGGTTTCAAGAGAATTATTAACACGTTCAAAAGAATATACGTCTTATTTGGCTGATAACGGCTATAATCATGCGGTTGTCGGCTATCTTGTGCAGGCTGTTCAGACTGCAATATCCATTGAGAACGATAGGGAATACGGACTTGTATTGTCAAGGTTTGGCAAACATATCATAGAAAAGCACATTCACAATGCTACAAACGGCGGTGATGTGTGGGCGTTATATGAGTACATGAGGGAGAACGGGCAAACATACGATGCCATAGATGATTACTTTGATTTGTTACTCATCGAAGCACAAAATAGGGTATTTGACAGTTATCTTTTGTATCTTGAGAAAAACAGAGAAGCAAAAGACCGCTTTTATCTTCCGAAACGTAGACAATTTTTGAAAATAGGCATTATTCAGGCGTTGCAGGATATGATAGATGACAAGTTAGACATTTTGACAATATCCATGCCTCCTTCAACGCAAAAAACCACAGCGGAGAAGTTTTTTAATTCTGCTGTTATCGGGTGGTACCCGGATATGTTTAATCTGTTTTTCTCGCATAGTTCTGATATCACAAGAATGTACTATGACGGTGTTTTAGACATAGTTACAAATAGTGATGAGTACCTATGGAATGATATATTTCCTGATTTGCAAGTAACAAGCACAAACGCAAAGATGGGGCAGTTTAACGTAGGGAAATACAAGCCTTTTCCGTCATTGCAAACTTCATCTGTTGGATCAGAGAATGCAGGTAAGGTTAGAGCGAATAAATTTTTGTTTGTGGATGATCTTATCGGAAAACTGGAGGAGGCTCTAAACAAAAACACACTTGATAAGCTATGGGGCGTATATTCCGTAGATGCAAGACAGCGAAAAATGGATGGCTGCAAGGAGATACATATAGCGACCCGATGGAGTGTTCACGATGTAATAGGGAGATTACAACGAGCATATGAGGGGTCAGATAGGGTGAGATTTATAGCGGTACCTGATATTGACCCAGATACGGGTAAGAGCAATTTTGACTATGAGTATAACGGCTTTTCGGTAGAGTTTTTTCAAGATCAGGAAAAAACAATGGATGATGTGTCTTATCGTTGCCTTTATAAGAATGACCCGATAGAACGTGAAGGATTGTTGTATCACGAAGATGATTTGAGGCGATATACAGAACTGCCGGAGCGTGAACCAGATGCCATTTTGGGAGTGTGTGATACAAAGTCAAAAGGTATCGACTTCATGGTATTACCCGTGTTCTATCAGTATGACAATGATTATTACCTTGTGGATTGCATATGTGACGATAGCACGGATTATGGCGTACAGTATGAACGCCTTTCAAACATAATCGTCAATCACAAAATGCAACAATGCGAGTTTGAGTCAAACGCAGGCGGTGACAGATTGGCACATGAGGTCAGTAACATAGTGCAAGAGAAGGGCGGTCGGTGCAATATAACCACAA